ATTTCCATTTTCGTCTTTAACTGCCCATTCAGCAGTTATAGGACGGCTATCTGCAATCATATACCCTACAGTTTTTAACCCGCCGTGCCCATCTTTAGAAAAAGAAATAAGTCTACCGTAACCGCCAGTATTTTCTTTTGCGACTCTTATACCCTCATCTAACAATCTTCGTACAAAGATTTCGTTCTTAATTGGAAGAGACTCACGATATCTTTTTAGTTCACCGATTGCATGGCTGATGGATTTTTGGTTTAGCTCTATTTCAAGTTTCATTTCTTATTCGCCGCTTCCAATAAGCACTTCCAAAAGTACTGTCCTTCGGTCATGACACCAATAACCCGATAATCCGCAGATGTAGGGTCTGGTGTACCATCTTCAAGGAATTTCACTTCCGAAGTCTTCCAAATGAGCGTACCCGTTCTAAAAGGGTAAAGCTCACGTTTATAAGTCATTTTTGCTATTGCATTATTTTTAGTTCCAAATGCCTGTAATTCATCCTCAGAAAGTTGACCTGAGATAGAATTGTAAAAAGTTATCGGTGCAGAATAAATATCCCTCTTTTCACCTGTATCTTTAGGAACATAATCTCCCTTGATTATCTTGTAAACTATGTTTCCATCACTGTCACGCTCATAGATAGGTTCTTTTCTTACAAGCAAGGCATATATCAAGGGCTGTTTCACTTTTCGTGGTACTCTCATGACACATCACCTCGCTATTGGGTATACTCCGTAAAAGAGCTTGTTTCTGTCTTCGTAATGGATAGATGTACCATCCGCTGAATAAGAACTCATTCCTTCACTTCCCGAACCGTTGTAATCGTACCTGGCTATTGCTTCAATGTTGGAGTAATAGTTTTCCATGTCCGTTTCAATCTGAGCTTCAGAGTAAGATTTGGGATAATTTCTTGCCCTCATGACTTCGCGATATGCGGATTGGATTTTAACTTTCAAAAGGTTCTCACTAAGAATATCAGCCTGGGCCTCATCCGCGTTGATTTCACTTTTTAAGTTTTCAAAAATCTCATCCAGCATTTCTTGTTTTGTCATGGCTTAATCCTCTTTTGCAAGCTTCTCAATCAACTCTTCTCTGATCTCGGACGCTTTCTTATCCTCAACATCAATGCCATTCTGCTTTGCGATAGCCTTAAGCTTCATAAATGGCATCTTATTGATTTCGTCCTCGCTCCATACAACATTCTCGTTGTCCTGAACTTCTTCCTGAACTTCCTTCTTCTTTGGTGCTTCAACTTTTTCTACTCTCTTAATAAGAGCAACGCGCTGAAAATTATTGCCACTAAGAAGATCCTTAAGACGCGCTTCAGAAACGGTATGGCCCTCACGAGGGTAAATATCACCCTCGTGGTAGGCATACTCGTTATCCTGCGCATCAGTAAAGTAACGGGTTACTACATACTGCATACGCACTTTCCCTTCTTTCTACAATTAAGCACTAGCTGAAACAGTAACAGCAACAGTCTTAACAACAGAACCGCCGATTGTGCATGTAAGGTTAGCTGTACCAGCTGCAACACCTGTGATAACAACGTCAGCGTTGCTAAGTCCAGCAGAAACAGTGAATACATCTGTATCTGCGGAAGCCCATGTATACGCTGTTCCAGCAGGGTTAACCTTTGCATGAACAGAATCTACGCCGCCAACAGGAACAGTGATTGTATCAACGTCTGTTGTAACAGTAGGAGTGATTGATCCACCGATTGTACCAACAACGATACCATCGATTCTCTCACCAAAGAGAACGATACCGGATACAACTGTATCCTTGGATGTCATGTTGTCATAATCAGGTGTCTCATGAATACCTACATATCCTGTCTCATCAGATGTGAATGCAAATACCTCACCAATGTCAGCACCGTTAACAGGAATATAATAGAGAATAATGTTTTCCTTGGCAGTACCATAAATTGTTCCCTTTGGAACGTTAGAATTAAAGATAACAGTACCAAGGCCAATAAAGTCTTCAATATACTTCATACCGAAAGCTTCCTGAATGGTGATAGGAGCAGAACCAAGATAATCTGCTGCATCAAGAGGATTCATGAAATACACAGCCTGCATTTCTGTGTCCTCATAAAGGACTTGCAGTTGTCCCCAAATAGCTGCAATAGTTGCTTGGAATGTTGCACCAGAAGCAAGGCCAGTACCAGTTGCAAGGAAATTGAAGAAGGTCTTCTTGATGCCCTTCTGAACATCCTTAAGCATCTCGTCTGTGGTCTGTGTTACTGCCTGGTCGAAGCCCTTTTCTGTGATAGCTTCTACAGTGGTAGCTTTTCTCCACTTCTTAATTGTGATCTCATCAAAAGTAACAGGAACAGTCTTGTAGTGTGAAAGAGGAATGATATCGCCTTCTGCTACAAGTCCGTCAAGAAGAGTACCAGTTGCTTTGTAAGCCTTCAGGTTTGTACCTGCCTGTTTTGCAATCTTTCTTGTTACTCCTAATGCTTCCATAAGTTTCTTGATTCCATCCTGAAAACGATAGACGAAATCCACTTCTCTCGCTCTCGCGAGGTCGGCTTTCTTAATTACACCTTTCTCAGCTGCCATAATTTTTCTTCCTTTCTGCCATTTGGCGTATGACTACTCTTTGTAGTCTTTGCTTACTCAAAAAGATTGAGATTTCTGGCAATTGCTTCCTGACGTTCTTTTGGATCTTTGATTGCCAAAATCTCTTCTTTTGTCATGGAAGATCCTTCGCCATCTCCCTTATTTGCCTCTGGCCTTGAACCAAGCCACTGCTCCTTTGCTTCCTTGAGTTCTTTCTTTTTCTGCTCTGCAAAAACTGCTGCAAGAGCATCCATATCGCCCTCAATTTCAGCCTTGGCCGCTTTCTCAGCCAGTGCAGCATCCATTCCCTGCATCGTGTAACGCTTGAATGCTTCGTTACTAGCCTTATAAGCCTCAAGCTCTTTCATATGAGCTTCACGCTCTGCTTTCTCTTCCTCGTCTTGCTGAGTTTTAAGCTCATCCTCAGTCATTTTTGCTCTGAGTTGCTTAGTTAACTCGCCGGACTTCTTAAGAGCTGCGTCACGTTCTGCTTTCAGCTTCTTTGCTTCTGCATTTGCAGCAGCAATCTCGGCCATCGCATCTTCATATGTCTTTGTTGGTGGGGTATTTTCGTCGCCATTCTTATCATCTGGGTTTCCCTCTGGATTCCCTTCTGGATTAGTAGATGGTTCTGGTGCTGTGTTGCCCTCATCTGCAAAAAACTGAAGATTCATCGGAAATGAAGGTTGATAGTTGCAAAGATTCTTCTTTTTCATATTTAGTTGTCCACCTTTCTATTTGTGTTTTTTGTTCCGTTACTTCTCTGTAACGTTGTGATGTACTGTTCTCTCAGGGTTCTTATGCCTTTTCCTTGGCATGAAAAAAGCACCTAGATTTCTCTAAGTGCTAAAAAAGCGATTCTACCTGTGACAGTAGAACCGCCTCTCTTATGAGAAGGGAATATCAAAAATATGGGAGTAGATATTCCAAATAGATGACCATGCTGTGACACATGGCCACCTCGGAGGAATTTGCTATGCCCAGTAAAAGACATCATGGATCGCTATGGTCATTGCCTGAGTCGCTACCAGAATCATTGCTAGGATCACTGCCTGAGTTGTTATTCCCTGAATCAGAATTACTGTTATCCGGCTCATTAAGCACAACCATGATAGAAGTTGCTCCAACAATGTTCCAGCGATTAATTGTTCTGTTTTCCAAATCATCAGAAAGAGCAGAATAACTAGCTGCATCAATCTTGCAAACAAGCTTATCCTGAAGATCATTGATTGTAACTGTAACGTTGTTAGTTCTTAACGCTGCCAAAAAATCACTGAGTTTCATCTTGTTTATTTCTCCTTTCCTTTAGTTATACCCACCATTTATAAGTGTTTGAAACGAAAACTCTGTTCCATTAGAAGCAACCATATGTGAAGAAAACTCTGTTCCAAGTGATGTGTAGGAAAGATTAGTCCCAACAGCCAGCGTTGCTCCATTTGATATAGCCTGAGTAGCCTTGCATAAACGATTTTTAAAATATAACAATGTTCCCTTTGTATATGCCTGGCTTGCAGTATTCCCAAGCTCTATAGTAGCTGTTCCACCGCTAGGAATAGGAAGTATTAAATTTCCACTTGAGTCTTCGTAGTGCCCACTGTAATTTGCCATTGTCATACTCCTTCATCAAGGACAGGTGTAATCTTCAAACACTCGTCATACATAACTTTTATCTTCATGTCATTTCCCTGTAGTTTTTTCCAGGAATCATATAGTTGAATAAGATTTGTTTTCTCGGTCATAGTCATTCTCTTTGACTTAATGATCTTGCTCGTTACAATCAAAAGTCTGTCGTAATTAGCGGTTCTCTGGCTTTCTGCGCAGGCTTCGCTCACTTGTGCTAACGCAGTTATAGAATCTGCCATCTTATCAATCTTTTCCGTAGAGTTCTTCTGGATTGTAAGAATCTGCTTTATCATTGCAGTGTTCTCATCTATAGCTTTTGAATTGGCTTCAAACCGTTTCAATCCTTCTTCGCCACGCATCTTCAAACCTTCTTCAAAATCATGCCTTGCTTCCTGAACTGCATCAGCTATGGCTTTATCTCCAATTTCACCACAATCCTTAATGCTTTGTTCAACTTGTTTTGCAATCTCTGCTTTCAATTCTTCTTTTACTTTGGCAATAGAATTATCTATCTGCTTCTGTATAATTTGCGCATCTTTAGCATCTTCTCTTTCAAGGAGATACTTCTTTAGCACAAAATAACCGCCGCCAAAGGTAGTTATCATTGCAGCTAGAATTGTTCCGAGCACTTTAAATATCTCTACCATAGGCTTTCTCCAATAGAAAAAAGCACCAACCTTTGACAGTTGATGCTCTTTAAGTTATTCCATTAAATCTTCTTTTGCGAACTAACTATTTTGAAAAACTTCGTATGCCTCTATATAGTTGCCTTTGCGAGTTTTAGGATTAAACAAAACTAATTCATCACCCATTTCAATTATTTTTATGGCTTTACAAACTTTATTGCTAATCATGAACAAATTACCTTTAGCATAAGTTGCTGAAATGTTATAGGGTAATATCATTTTGTTTACCTCGCTTTCGTAAACTCGCTAATTGCTATGTGGCAACACGTAGCGATAACGTGCTTTCGGCTCGTCAGCCTAGCCACATAAGGATTATAACACATTGATGTTCTTCTTTTGCGAACTATTCCTCTGTAAGTAAACTCATTTATTACTCCTTTAATATTACTTTGTATATTGTATTGTTAAACAATAAGTCTTACCTCTGTTATATTCGCCATGTATTAGCTTTATATATATAGGGATAGTGCTTTTATTTAATATATTTAACTGTTACATAGTAAGGTCTACTTTTTAGATAAGATATTGAACTTCCTTTTGTATAGAACATTTCTAAAGTTTTCGTTGAGGTATTTGTCTGAAGAACTATTGCATTTGTTCCATCATAGTAAGGCATTTGTAAACTACCATATATTGTACCATCTTTATAATATGCATATCCTAATATTTCAACAGGAGTATATGTATATGATGTAGCAATGTTAATAATTCCTTCATTACTATTAAAAGATGATGGGAAAGTTCCTGTATAAGTACGTTGATAAAGCGTTTCTCCATTTATCCAAGTTCCTATTATCTTCTCAGATGTGGAGTAGTCGTTTTCATTAGCATAGTTGTAGGAATTAGCTGAATCTGTAGTCTTGGTGTATTGAACAGTAATTGCATAACCTTTATTTCTATAAGTATTTGCATTATCTGCTACAGCTAAATAAATAGTAGATGTATCAAAATAAGCAAATATTGAAACATCAAGCGCAGAGCCAGAAGTAGTAGTTGCTCCTACAGGAATGTTAATTGATGTAGTTGAATTTGCCATAGTAGTAGATGTATTACTTATGACACCCTTTATATTATAAACTCTAGCATTTGATAGAGTACCTACACTTGTTATATTCCCACTACTATTTGATGTTCCTACAAATGTTTTTTGGTACAGAGGACGACCATCTGTCATACAACCAATTACTTTCTCTGTAGTATCGTATATATCACTACGATTGATAGTTCCAACTACAGGGATACTAGGTAATGTACCAAATGAAGGTTGCATTATATAATATGAACCATTATATATAAATGTTACTATATCATTACTATTCCAATTAGTAGGTTCAACGTAAGAACCACTTGAATTAATTGCCTTTATTGCTTTTGCTCCTGTACTATTGATATTTAGTGTTGGAGAAGTAGCAGTATTGGCATAAGAAAATCTTACTGCAACCTTAGAACCTGCAACGAGCTTAAATGAACCTCTTGAAACATTAGCAGTTTTAGCGGTTATTGAAGCTTCTGTTCCACATTCGGCATACTTAACAATATCGTCATTATTAAGGTCATAAAGAGTATCGAAATAAGTCTTTAATTTAGCCTTAATATTGCTCCACAAAGACTTCTTAGGTGTATTACTATCTAAGAATGGGAAATAATCTGTATCACTTATATCTGTTTCTGCTGAATCTGTTGTATGATAAGCATTTTCATCTGTGCCACTACCACCACCACTTGAAAACTCTCTCCATCTGCCTGTAGTAGCATCTACTGTATTTGTTGATTTCCACTGGTATGTCTTATCAGTCTCAGAACAATAAGCGAGACATCCATCATACATAGTGGAATCACCAACTGCCTTCATTTCTGCAACTGTAGAATATTTCAACCTCGCATCAAGGGGCTTTGCACCTTGAAAACTGAAATTATCGCCGATGACAAGGCTCATAGTCTTTCCCCCTTTCTTTATGCATAAATTTGCTTGAATCCAGATGCAGTTACAGGATCAGTCAATGTGTAAACGTTGTAACTTACATCGTCAACAGTAACATTTGTCTTTGTGTACGAATTAATGTATTCAAAATTATTTCCGTCTTTTATGCTCGATAGATTACCCATACTTGCAGGATAACAGTAGCAAGACCTCTGGTTTGACAATGTGAATGTAGTAGTGAGTGCTCTTGTATTCTTGACATTCTTTGTAAGTGCAATAATACCTGCCTTGTCTGTAGGTGCTGTTGTAACTGCTCCATAGTAAGAAGCCATAACAAATGTATATGTTGCACTCTTCTCGATAGTTCCATCAGTGTTATCCGACTTCTTGTACTCCAATACACCCTTTACGGTCTTTGTGGTGGTTACTGCATCCATTGTGAATGTGTATGATGTTGTTCCATCCACATAAGCCTGTGTATCAATAAGTGTAGAACCATCATAGAACTTGATGGATGTAGGAGTTCCTGTTCCTGTGCCTGTGATAGTGAGTGTAAGAGTTGGTGTAACAGATGTACCAACTTCCTTTACACCACTTCCACTTGCAGTAAATGTTGTAGTAGGAGCGATCTCAGTAATAAGAAGTTTCTGTGCAAACTCTGTAAAGGTTGTTCCCTGTGCGAGAGTTGTTCCTGATGGGATAGCTCCTACAGCAAGGTTAGATGTTACTGCGGTTGTAAGTGAAGCATCACCGCTTCCACCACTAGGCTGCACATTTTTTTGTGTCCATGAATATGTAGGTGTGGATTCCCCATCACTTACACACTCATAAAAATATCCATTCGTATATGTGCTATCTGTTGTACCAACAAACTGCACGATTGTTCCTACAAGTGCCTCTGCCGCAGTTGGCATTTCGGAAACTTGGATCTCCTGACCACTTCCGCCCTCAAACTTACGGAACTTTCCTGTCTGTTCATCTGCGGTATTAGTCTTGTCATAAAGATAGATAAAGCCATCATCCTGACAGATTGTAAGATATTTACTTGGCATTAGATTATCATTGGCCGCAAGCATTTGGGCCTTGGTCAATGTTAATGTATCATCAACCGGATTAGCTGATGTTCTATGAAAAGCCTGGGATACATTGATAGCCATATCTTTTCTCCTTGATTATCAATACTTAAATGTGAATGGTGCGTTCGTATCTGTTGTAGGTGAATTGGATACATATACGAAGTAGCTGAATCCACCAACTGTTAATGTATTCTTTGTCCAACCACCTGTGACATCAAATCCGTTTCCGTCAAGAATGGTCTTAAGGTTGCCATATGAAGAATCATAGGCAAATACCATGTACTCATTGTTTGTTGTATAGTTAAAAGTCTTTTGTCCCTTTGCTGTTACGCTTTCTGTTAATCCAGTAAAATCAGAGATCGCTGAACTGGCAGATTTTCCGTAGTAATACGGCTGTATAAAATTCAAAGTCTTACTACCACTTACGCTACCTGCTGGAAGTGGACTATTGTAGTTGTTTCCTTTGGAATCCTTTGGTTGTTCGCCTTGTGCATAGCTTGCTGTACCTGTAACGATAATAGTTCCTTTAGTTGCTCTTGTAAGTGCAGGCACACTAAATGTTCCACTATTTTCACTTGAATCGGAATACTCTGTATCTGCACCGCTTGTAGAAATAGAATAGCCTGTCGCTTCACCAGACCTCTTTCCCGATGTGCCGTATGCTGGATTTATAGTTCCACGATTTAAAGTAACTGTACCTGTCATAGCAGAAACTGTCGCACCTACTGCATAATATTGATTTGCGTTATATGCAAGAGATGCACTAGGATTAGTAAATGACGGATAAAGTGTAGGTTCAAGCATGTCTCTAAAAAGGTCTTCAAGTGGCGTGCCTGCTTCATATGTTGTTCCACTTGCTATGCCACCTACTGAGATTGCTGTGGTCAAATCTTCTGAAAGCTCTGCGCTTCCACCACCGCCACCTTTAGGCGCATATAAGTCATACTTTGTGCCATCAATGGTAACTTCTGCAATCTTTGTGCCTGTTTTTTGAATAGCATTTACCGAAACTTCTGAACCATCCTTACCGTCTTTTCCGTCCTCACCATTATGGAGAACTGCGGTATCGGTCTGCACTTGTCCACTATCACCCGTCCATGAAAAGGTTATGGTGACAGTTCCCTCTTCTTCATCATATTCGATTTTTTCTATCTCGCAGGGTGCACCTTTAACCGCACCTAGCGCATCTGCGGTGTCTTCTGTAAATTTTCGTGACAAACTATATGCGGTTAGTCCTTTCATGTTTGTATCTCCTTATTGTTTCTTCCAAGTAAAATCTGACTTCATCATGTACAATTCCCCTGTGTCAATAACATAGCAGTTTGAACCAGGTTTAAGATTATTTGATTGTGCATAAGCAGTAAGATTCTGAACATCGGCAGTGCCATCACATCCTAAGTTGGCAACTCCATCCATGTCGTTCTGTGCCATTGCGAATATAGCCATATCACACCTCTTTCTTTGCAATAAAAAAGACCATTTAAGGCCCTTGGTTAATCTCTCAGATATTCAAGTACACATCTGCAATTCACAATTTCTTTCGGATCTGCTCCATGGGAAGAATCTTTTGGCATTTCCATCAGCGATTCGCCTACCAGAAACAAATCATCAATAGGAATTGTTACACCTTCCATCTCTTGATGTGTTTCTCTTACACGTTCATCTAATTCTGTAAGCCAACGCTTTTTGGTAAAACCCAAAAGTTTCGCGTCCTCCAGCTCCTTATGATTTATTACAGTATTTGATTCGTTAGCCGCCACATTTGCAGCCCTCTCTACAGAGGTAAAGTATTCTTCTTTTGGATGCTCCAGTGTGACTTTGATGAGATTGTTTATAAAAAAAGCAACATACTTATCAAGGTATTCATCTGGTTCGCTATATTGGAATATGACTTCCTTGTACATATTCTCAAAACTGCGGATTGTTGCTTCTTCTTCAACTCTCTCAGGTGCATTTTCGCACCATATAAGAAAAAGCAAGATTGCATCGAAGATTTCTTCCGCAGCTTCAATGCGCTCTTGCTTTTGCTTTTTGTTTATCTGCATTGGGTCAAAGTAATGTTCGATAAAACTATGGTAGTCAAAGGAGTTCTCCGAATCCTCAAAGCCATCATCTGCACTTAATATATTCAGCTCATCTATCTTTGACTTTGCCATAAAGCATTACTCTTCCTTATTAGTCTGAACAGTTGTTGTTTTTGTTTCCAATTTAGAAATATTCGTATTTGTACTCAATCCATCAACATTAGGGCTGTTGCCAATCTGATTTATCGGGTCATCAGCTGTCGGAGTCACTTTATTTTCCGAAGAATCATCAAGATTCTGTTTCTTTTCCACACCGTCTTTACTGCGTGAAATAACCTGCGCTGGGTCTGGGAATAGATTTGGTACGGCATCCAATGTATCTTCCAAACTAAAACCTTGTCCAAGAAGATTACCAATCGCAGTTGTCTTGATAGATAATTCGTAACTCTTCTGTCTCTTAATGCTTGGATCTAAGTCTGAAGGTTTGATATTTCTAAGAGGACTATCTGTAGGGCATTTACTTTCCTTAATTGCTGCACAGATAGCTCTTATCTCTTGGCGAATGCACTTTTTAATTATCATTTCTTCCTTGGAAGCTGCAATATCAGCTGCACTCCATCCGGTAGCATCACTCATTGCTACACCAGTACTTCCACCAGAGTTATCATTTCTTTCGGGTACATAACATTCCTGTAGAATCAACGATCTCTGTGTCAGGATGTTTTTAATCATACCAGCATAATCGTAAGTAACCGTCAATGGTTGAACTTTTGGGACTTTACCATCTCTGGATGTAAATGTCTGTAGCCACTCATTTGATTTAGGATGCTTAACCTGTTCTGTTACTGAACCGTCTTCATTCATAACGGTAACAGTTTCAAATTCACAGTCATTTGCCCAAAAGATAACCTGAGTATTTTGGTCAATATCATTTGCCAAATCTGACAACAATAAATTAAGGTTGTTCATAGCTGGAATTTGTCTTTCAAAACAACCCATTCTATCGTAAGCTCTAAAATACTCGATAATTGGAATAACATGTAGCGGATTCTCTTCTCCACTTCTCTCATCATGTTCCCAAAACTCTTGTGGTTCTTTTGTTTCAGGATTTATTATCTGCCAATTCTTTATTTCAAATCTGAAATCTTTAGAAAAAGCAGTAATTCTTCGTGTTCCATCATCGTCCACTCTGAACATAACACCCACCATTGGACGTTCATCTGCATAGTATGACGAATAGATAACAAGTGAATACATGGGATTTAGGATGGAACGTTTATAATACGGATCTCCTTCTTCCCATTCAGTGTTAATGTCGATAAAGGTGTTTCCGATTCCACCTATTTCGAAATATCTTGCCAGTTCCTGATTATCAGAGTCTGCATCTGTCAGAATGTATTGATTGTTCCATTCCTGAACCGCCTTAACTATGCTTTCATCCTCAATGCTATCTCTTTTTTTAAATGTTATTGGATTTCCATAGTTTAATGCTACTTTAAACTCCGTAATCTGGTTTGCTATATTATCAATTACTACACAATCAATATCTGGTCTGTATTTCTTTTCTCTCTGTAGTGGCTGTATACCTTCTTCAAAATCTATAAGCTCTTTTATCCTGGTTGCATTTATCAGATGTTGGCCAAGTGCTTTTTGAAGAACTTCTATGATATTGTCCTTAGTTATGACCTTAACATTGGTCTTTATCTTTATACGTCCGTTCATTTCGCCACCGCATTAAAAAAGCGGCTAACCTTTTAAGGGTCAACCGCCTTGAATGTTTTCATAGTTTTCTACGATATGTATTATAGGGTGTACACACGTCCTGGATTTACGCATTTTATAAATTTTGACTTTATATTTGTTTGTGGTATTATATAGATACAAAAAAGTGCTACCGATAGACGGTTGGCCTTTAGTTTTTAGTCAAATTTAGAAATGACCGTTACCTTGGCTGGGGCGGTCATTTTTGTTACTAGCTATTGCATAACCAAGAGCAAAGCATCCAATGCCGAAGCTAAGGACAGCTATTAAGCCTTCGATAGTCAATACCATAAACAAAGCCCTCCTTTCGATTGGATTTTTACCTCCTTTCGTTAGGATAAGGCCAACCGCCTACCGTTTTTGGTAGCACCTTGCATATTCTAGCATATTCACTTGTTCTTTTCTATATCCAGCAGATAAAAAAAGTACCTTCTTCTCTCATAAAATGCAGAAGGAGAAATATGCATACCCTCTACGCTGATAAGATATGTCAAAGGTACTTCATAGCATATTGCTTTAATCAAATATTCCCAATTCTCAGGATCTGCTTCTTTGGCCACTTTTTCTATAAGGTCACAGTTTCTTTTAAACTTTAGCATTTTAAGAGCATGTATGGCGGTAGAATCTGAATTATTATGATTAGACGGCTTGGGTTCGTCACCATACTGAATTGCAGAAATAAAAGCATGATCTGTTATTTCTTTTTTCCAATCAGGATATTGCTCGCAAAAGCCACAAAGTTCCTTGACTCTTTTTCCGCTAATTCCATATTTATCAAGTTTTATTTCTCTTTTGTTCATTTATTACCCCCAAATAGCGATAATGGCAAAACCTTGGATTGCAAACATTATTAGGCTGACCATTTTTGTAGAATTATCCGTAACTTTTAACCCATTAAAAAAGATAATCAGCATAAGAAGTGCGATAAGTGTTGTTGTGAATACCTTAAATGCAAACATATAAATCATCCCCAAAATCCACCCCATTTTAGAATTAAAACTTCAATAGCTGTTGCTATAAGAGATGCCCAAAAGTTATATTCTCCCTTGGACTCTCCGTGCTTAAGCAGTGATGTGAATACTGCAATACTATAGAGAACAATCATTATAATCTGTGGTGCTTTCATTATGCTTTTCCCCCTTATGTTTAGATTGGACTTTGGATAATTCTTGCTGTCTTAATTCCAGTCCCATGCTTTTCAAAATCAACAAGTCCTGATAAAGCATCAGGTGCATCATCATTTTCTCTTTTTCTCATATTTGTTGAAAACCTAAAGAGATTATTCATAAATCTTTGGTATTGAATACTACGATGTTGTGGGTCTTTGAAATAAAGTTTTCGTATGCTTTCTGCGTTATCAAAAATCCTTTGTTGTTTTCTTTTGGTGGTTAATGCCCAATCAGATGAAATATTACAGACTTCTTTGTACTCTTTATCCTCTGCCAGAGCTTTTCGTATATCGTCCGCATATCCTTCGCCACCCTGGTTTGCCTCAAAGTGTAGATGCTTAATGATATGCTTTTTGACCATGGCTATAACCTGTGGCTCTGTTATATGCTTCTCGGAGTTATCAAAAACAACATCCTCAACATATCCAACCAGTCCATCTTCTTCATCTTCGTAGTAATATACAACAGGCATTGCCAAATAGTCTGCGCCGCCTAGAGCAACGTCCACATGAGAGATAACCTTTAGTGGTTCTATTCCTGGGAGCGTACTGTAATATCTCATGTGTTGAGGATTAAATACTGCTCCAACACGGTCAATAGGTGTTTGCTGATACTGACAAAACCATCCGACCATATCATCGTTATTCTCAAATTTTGCTCTTAAACTCTGATAATACTTGGTGGAAAAGCCTACTCCATAATCATATTCGAAATTACTCTCGTCAGTATTAGGATCTAGTGCTGGAATCTTGATAATTTCATAGCGAGTATCCTTCATTTCAGGCCTTGTTTCTATGAAATCAAGATAATTCATGAAAAGGTCATTAGTTGCCCACAATGTTCCTATGCAGATAACCTTGCAATTTTCTTTTTTTCTTGACAGAACGTTGTTGTCAAAAATAGTCTGTTTTCTTTTTAAGACTTCCTCTGACATTACATCCTGAACACCTTCAAGTGGGTCATCTATAAGAAGCCATCCGCTTGCATCGTATTCACCATTTAATCCAGACTCCAGACCTTTTCCGGAGAGGGTTTTATACTTCTTTGTTTTTCGGCCACCCTCTTTTCTTAGGTCAAGTTTGTTGTTTTTTGCGTCAGTTTCATTTATTTTTACGTCTGGAAAAACGTCTTTATGGCAATACGTTGGGTCTGTTAATGTTTCGATAACACCATCTAAAAAAGCTCCACCCAAGCCTTCTTTGTATGTCACATAGAGATTTGATAACTCTGGATCTCTTGAACAATGCCAGGATGTATCCATAGTCATATCTCCGCTTTTTCCTGTTCGCGGAGGCTGATGTAGAAATAAAATATCCAGCTCATTATCTTCAAGCCTTTGAACAGCTTCCGTTACCTTAATCAGAGTTTTTCTGCGTGGCTCGTAAAATCGGTCTTTTCTTGGACGATCTTTTTCAATATAGAGCTTATAACTGTCCAAAATAAAAGGTGCTTCAAGTCGTAATATGTCGTAATAGTAATGTATCTGAGCTATAGAGTTATCTTTGTTTTTTTGGGTTAATTCTTCTAATTTTTCAAAAGACAGTCCACCAGTCATATCCATGATGTTTTGTCTGACATACTGTTTGGCAAGTGCACCCATTCTTTTCCCAAGTTGAGTGTCTTTTTCTGTATAGAAAGCTCTATCAACCAAACTAATACTTTCTCTAATTACGTTTTCGTCAATTTTGTGTCTTTCAAGGTATCTGGCGATTCCCTGACTATCTTTTAATATCTCGTTCATAATTTTTAAGGGAGTTGGGGGAGTTAAGTACTCCCCCTGTTGGTTAGCATGGTATTTTTCTCTTAGGGGTGAGAAAAACAGGATTTATGCACAATAAGCATCAAAGACGCAAAAAAAGAACTGCCTTTAGCTAATAAGGTTAGCGGTGCAATCTTTCTTGCATCGGTTTGATAATAGATTGCAATGCTGTGACACATTGCAATCCACAGAGGTCTTCACTACTAGTCGGCTAAACTAGAATGAAATATGTAGTTCCACCTTGGCTAAGTGGAGAGGCAAGAGCGGGACTTGAACCCGCTTTCTTCAGTTTTTGGACGGAAAAAACTGATATTCTACACCATGATTGAACTACCTGCCATAAGCCTTGTAAAAACCTTACTTCGCTTCCAGGGAAAGCAAAAACTGGGCTTGTAAACTGATTACAGTTGTATTTGAAAACAAAGGATATAACCACAAAATGTATCTTTGTCTCTAGTTACTTTTGCCCCTGTTGCTAGGACTTTTTTATGTAATCAGTTATGTTTTTTAGAGTGTTGGTGCAACAGTTAAACACTTCTCAGGACACACTATAATTCTTGAGGGGAACTAAGTGTAGCGGAAACAGTAGGACTTGAACCTACAGCCCTTCGATTAACAGCCGAATGCTCTGCCGATTGAGCTATGCTTCCTTATGGATAGGACAACCTCGAATAATCTGTAACCTATCCTTGATATGTGCATCTATCTTTTAAAAGTTTACTTGTTTAGGTGTGTGTCAGCCGTCTCATGCACTCCGCAGATGACTTTATCCTTCAAGGTTTCTTTTAAGGTTAAAAAAATATGTTTTTCTTATTTTTTCAAGAACAGTCTCTTTTTTGCATATGTACCACTTAAACTTTCTTCTATGAAGAATCAGACTTTCATACTGCTTGCAAGCAAGACACCATCCATACAATTTGAATAAAAAGGAATTTTTCATGGTTTACAATCCACTCGCTTCGCTTTTCTCTCTTCAAATTCCTCCTTAGATATTTCTACCGACTCACCATTTTTTTCAGCCCAGAATTTGTTAAGCTCAACTCTTTCTCCATCCGGTGTTATCAAGTATAGATATCCCCATGTGTCATAATCGCCATTTGCAGGATCTACAAGGAATTTTTCTTCATAAATCTTATACTGCTCCTGATGTGGATAGTATGGCATTTTAATAGGGTACATTTCATCAATCAGTTGAGACGAAAGGCCATTATGCCAATACATTCCATTTTCATCAATTAATGCCGCTCTATCATTATCATGATAAGAAACTTCACCATTAGGGCTAACATCTTTGAAAAGGCTGCTCATTCTTTTACACTGATAACATTTTGATCCGTTTTCCTTAACTGTTATTTCGTTCCAAATATCTTCAGTGTCTTCTATTGGAGTAAGACATTTCATATCGATTAATCGGTTTAAGATACCTTGGGTAAATACTATGCTCATTCCAGAGTGTTCGTCTTCGCACAATGATTTAAAAGCCTTTAATGCGGACTGATAACACGCAATTCCATAATCAAAACTCTTTCCATCCCAATTAGGATTTTCTTTCTTACACGCCAGCTCGACTTCTTTTTCTGCCCAATCAACAATCCCCATTCTTTTTTCTCTCCCTTTCAAGAATTTTCTTTATCTTCCCATCTTTGATTTCAACATCATAGCCTTCTAAGAAAGCCATAATATTAGATACAGTTTTTCCACAACCTTGAACAATACAAATAGGATCTCCATTCACCATTACCACTGTCTTTGTTGTGGAATTATATTGCTTGACTCGCTTTGTCGTTACCTGCATATGCTGTTCCCTCAACACCTATCGGAGCATATCTTTCTGAACCGAGTGTCTTAAGCATTGCTTCTACAGGTGTCATTCCAATGCATGACATAAGATTCTTAAAAGTTGATGCTGACTGGCCACCTACAAGCTGTACGCCTTTTCTCTTAGAATCTGCGTGAAATATATCATGTCTACTGTTTACATTCCAGAATATGATGTTTGGTATCTGATATCCCTCTTTCTCGAACTTAGCAGCCATCTTGTCGTAGAACGTCCAATCATCATTTCCGCAGCAGTCAATCTCCATATCAGAAATGACAATAAGAGACTTTGGCATCTCATTCTGTGAAACATGGTTTTCTATGGCTATGTCCAGCACAAGTTGAAAAGCTGCATGAAGATTCGTGTTGCTTGACCAAGCATCCATATTCATACTCTGCAACTTCTGTGCAAGGGTCTCGCCTTTGAGTATTTGGATTTTTGGAGCGGCAGAAAAACTCATCCACATATTGTGATAAGCGCCTGTATTTCTCTCAGCAAAGTAAATTGCAAGGCCTAAAGCACTGTTCATTGGTCTGCCTGACATTGAACCGGACGTATCAGCAATTACAAGCGCATTTGTGTCTTCTTCAACATAGTTAGGAAGCGCTCTCCATTGTGCCTCTATTGCCTTATCTTCAATTACTTTACATCTACTCCAAGAATAGAGGAATATCTTCTCAATAAGGTCATACGGATAAAGAGTAGATGCATTTATCTTTTCTTCTCCGCTTACAGCCTTATCAATAAATGCCTTGTATCTGTCCTCGTCATGCTTTGAAAAGGCATTTCGATAGATCATCATTGCCCTGGATGGAACTTGTGAATACTCGATCTCATCCCATCTGCCTGCCGACATTAAAGATTCAATAATGCCTATCTTTCTTCTGAGCGCTCTGACGATTCTCTTGAAGTTATAAACTGGATATCCAAGTTTCTGTGCTGTTAAAATACCAAGCTTTCTTGTCTCTTTTGAGCTTGCGTCCGCAGTCTTAATCCACTTGGCCAGAAGTGAAACTGCTTTATCAGCTTGAAGGTTCTGAACATCTTCTTCAAACTGCTTCTTCATCGCAGCCCACATATCATCTTCGAGCGGTGTTCCAATGAGGCTGTACATATCGTCATATCGTCCATAAACACCAATTAAATCAAGGTTTGGTCTGAGTGCTTCAGGATGATACTCAGCCATATAGCGAATAATAATCCTGAAAGTATTTCTTTCTCCAAGCCCACCTCGCACGTCACGGCCATAGAACGCAATTTTTGTAGCTAGAAGAGGATCTTCGTTATAAGCGTCTGCAAATAATCTCTGAATCCTTACTTCATCAGTTCCTCGAAGTGCACCAATAGTTGCATAGAAATCAAGCAACTTATTCCCCGTTGTATTCAGTGCTACTGCTCCATTTTCAGTTCTTGTAAATGTACCATTTGCTCTTGCTGCTTCTGCAAAATTCATTTTTCTTCCTTTCCATGACCTGTTATTTTTCACATTGATAATAATTGGAATCAACGACCATAAGATTTTGCTGTTAAGGTCACTATTTGATTCATGATTGCTGTGTTGGATAGAAAATTAGCTGTTTTCTCCTTAGTAATTTGCTGAAAGCAATCACATAATGGGTAGGGTAGGAGTCGAACCTACGTTGTTTCTTGTGTCACGATTTTACAGACCGCTGCCATCGCCACTAGGCATACCTACCCTTAACAGGATTGTTGTTTTGGTTAAAAGATTAAAAGTCTTTTCCATTTGATAATTGCTGTACCAATCCCTTAAGTGCTGCGTCCGGATTCGAACCGGAATCCCCGATTTTAAAGATCGTTAAATTGAAAGATTGCTGTCTTAATCCCAAACAGGATTGCGCATTTTACACTCTACCATTGAGCTACGCAGCACATACGCGGTTGGATTGGACTCGAACCAATACAATACTTTGCCCCTTTGTGCAAGTTTGCTGTTAAGCCCACATACATGAGCTGTTATCACATAAAGTATGCTCTACCAGTTGAGCTACCAACCGCTTAAATCTATTTAGTTAAGATCCATAATTACATCTGAGTCACCAAGTACAGTCTTGGGAAGTTGGCCATCCCATTTCTCAAAATATTTGTACTTTGTGAGATTTGGGTATCTTTCAAGCTGCTCACCAACTCTCTGAAGAATGGTTGCCTCTTTTTCTCCCTGATATAAGCTACTATCAGCAGAAATCTGTGCTACTTCTGCATCTGCCTTTGCAGCTACGATTGCAGCATCCGCATCAGCTTTAGCTTGGATTACCTGTCTTTCTGCCTGGGCTTCTGCTTCCAAAGTTGCCTGTGCCTGCTCTGTTTGTGCCCTAAGTTTATTCTGTTCAGCTACCTGCTTGGCCTCTACTGCATCGGTAAATGCATCTGTAAAGTCAATATTCTCAATTGAAGTAGCTGTAATCTGCACATTCTGAGTAGCTAAATCATCAACAAGAATCTTTTCAATCTCTTTTGAAAGAACTGATCTTGATGCTATCAAATCTTCTGCGGTATACTTTGCAAATACTGCCTTAACTGCCTCTAAAACTTTCGGCATTACAATCTTATCGAAGTATTCCGTACCAATTGTCCGGTAAATTTCCTGGGCATTTGCCTTGTTTATCTGATAATTAACTGTATATACTACACTGACTTCCTGAATATCAGAGCTAAAACACTGCATTTCTATGGACTGTTTCTGGGTTCGGTTATCCATGTTCACAACTTTTTTCCATGGACTCATAAAATGGATTCCTGCATCCAACGTAATGTTTTCAATTCGTCCAAACGTTGTCACAATTCCTGTTGAACCTGTTGGAACAATTTTCACACATCCAATGAAGCATATGCTAATTGCAAGAAATGCGAGAAACATCTTAGGATTGACACTCCAATCTCCGCAGTCATCAAATCCTAATAAAAATAGTAATATTAAAAATACTGATATTCCAATTATTAATGCAATCATACCCTTCCTCTCCTTACATAACCACCCGTTTTTTAGAAGAACGGTGTTCCTTGCTCCGCCAAACTTCATAAGGTAGGTCTTCTCACGGCAAACAAGACCAGTGCACAAAGAGAGATTCGAACTCTCACTTCAGTGGGCTTAAACCACTTGTCTCTGCCAGTTGGACTATTTGTGCTAAAAGTGGGCTTTTATTTATCCTGCGTCCCATAGCAGTTTACTCGTAAGAGCTTGCCGTTCTTACTGTCCGTAAAGAATATTGCGTACAATGCCGCCCTTCTTACAAGAACCATTGTCATCCCCGCAACCTCGTACACTTGCCCGACTTCCTTTACAGGATGGTGAACGGATGACTACCACACTTTTATGGTTCGTGGCTGTTTCCCTTTTGCTTACGCTGTTGGACATTTAACAGTAGAAACACTACCGCGCCTACGAAAGCGGCATTACCGCAATCTCAACCTTTCCCACACAAGGATGGGTAGGTTATTTAGAGATTCCCTTCCCGATGCACCGATTAACACCCACAAGCCTATTGGGTCGCCCCGCACTCGCTCGATGTAGAAGTTTATCTCTAATCTTTTGGGCTTCCTGCGGTGGCTACCATTTTATGCAGGCTTATTAAGGTTCATTCGTCCGTAACGCGCTCACATTTGCTTTTGGCTACTTAACGCTGTGAGGTACACGGACTTCCATCCTTTCCACCCATTTATAACTGACATACAAGATCAGTAAGAATCTCTTACTCTAAAGAACCAATCTACAATAGTTCCTACCTTGTATCGCTTTTCCTGTTCAACAATTTTAAGTTCTACTGTTCTCCAGGTAACTCCATGCTCTGATTCGTCATGTTCATCTATTATCTGTTTTGCTATCTGCTCTGCGATTTTCATAGCTTTTGATTCGTCATCTTCGCAAATGTAAAATCTGAATCCTCCAGATATTCTTTCATATTTCACATAAGTATCTCCAACATATAAAGCTAAATCTGTTGGGATTGTTAAATCCTTTGGAATATAGAACTTAATATCGTTCATATATTTTCCCCTTTTATTGCATAATCCAGGTATCTGTTACCGATACCCGTGATCTTTTCTACCTAATGCTGGTAATTAGACTCAACTAGGGCACTCAGAATCGAACTGAGATTAAGAGAACCAAAATCTCTTGGGTTAACCTTTACCCCATGCCCCATTATGGCGGTCAGTGCCTTAGAAACCGCCACTTGCGTAAACGTATATGTCAGGCCTTGCGGCTTAGACATCACTTCAAGAGTCCATCCTTTTTCTCCCATAACCAACATGAATCTTCGTTGTCTGTAAAATCTGCTACGTTTGGGCTTTCAGCGTTACTGCATACCCAACTAAAATCATCATGCCATTTGCAATTTTCACAGTTCTTTTTGCTAGATAATGCCATCCAGTGTTCACATGCATCATCTTTATCTGCGATTCTTCTGTAGGATAAGGAACAATAAAAATCCAATTTAGTCATGCTACCATCAGACCACCGACAATTCCCGCAGGTTTTATTCATAAGCATTCGCACCACTGATAAGCTTTAAGAATCTTTGGAAATTGAATTGCTATCCAATCTACCATTTCCTCATTTTTGGGCCATGCACCATCCCATTTATTTGCGTCCTGGCTTAATCCTGACTCATTTAAAAATGCGTGGATTATTTCATGCCTGAGTATTTGCTTCCGGTTTTCTATTTTTTCAGCTTCGCTAAGATCTTTATAAACATCTGCGTTTATATCCAATAGGATTATTTCTTTTGCCAGCTCGGCACAATACCCACCAAATCCGTTTTCTTTTAAATAAGGATCTTGCTCAAAAGTCTTTTCAGAGATGGTGTATCTTGTCCCTAAAATATCCACATATTCTTTCATAGTTGCTTCCTCACCCATATATGCCAAAATATGCCCTGTTTTCTGAGGCTGTCATTCGCTCTAAATCAACTTTCCCACTTAAGTTTCTTCCGCAGAAAGGGCAATACTCTATTTCAAACTCTGTTCGGCATCCCGCTCCATCATCATTCACGATAATAGTTAAGTTTTTTCCTTTTAAATCCATTACGTCCAAACCACTTCTATCCCATTTTTTACGGTTGTTTTGGCAAAAATCACACATTCAGTCATCCCTTAATAATGTCAGATATATCAGTACACAAACTACAAAAAAAACTATTATTTTTTGAGCCATATCACACATACCATACCTAAAACCCTATTCCCTGACTAGTTTTGCTGGCGTTGTTATTTTTCATTCATAGCCTCCATTAAGTCGTTCATCCCTATAAATGCTGTAAAATCATTCTTTTTAAGAGCTGCTTTAAGGACATTTACCGCTGATTTTACTGTTTTAGGGCTTAAATCCACTGTCACTAATGTTTCATAGTCAAGTTCTGGATCACTATGAAAAGATATGTCCGTCTGTGGAACACACCCTGTTTCCATATGTACGTCCACTTTGGAACAGCGAATCGGTTTTCCGTCTAATGAAACTTTTGCGTATGGAACTCCTAAACTTTCAATCTTGACCTTGTGCATTACTTTATCCATCCATTCTTAGGGCTTAGATAACCTTCTTCTCTTAATGTCATGGCATTATATGTGCTCTTATCACAACCACTTGCAAAAAATCTGTATGGGTTTAATTTCCTCTTGCCCTCTGCGATAGTAATTTCTACTTCACCTTTAAATTCAACTTCGGAACTAAGCAGGCTATCACATTCTTTCACTTCTTCTTCGCTTAAAGAAATGTCCGTTTCACTTAGTTCACCCAGCTTGTGCATCTTTCCATCTGGAGTAGAAATATATAACGGGCCAATGTTATTCATCCTCTTCCTCGTCATCTACAAAATATCCGGCTATTCGATTGCCGTTGAATTCTGCTATAACTTTTCCGTCCTTGAGAAATGAGTATATCCCTTCATTTCTTTCAATATCATCTGCCTCAACTACATAGTCAGTCCCATTAGTTAAAATTATATGGAATAACAACTTTTCCATCCCCCTTAATCTCAATCTTGTCTTCGACAGCTAATGAATGTACGCTCTCTACAACCCTGTTTAATGGCTTATCTGAAAAAAAATCCGCAGTCTCGTTTTTGATCCTAATTGTTTTTAGCCTGGTTGTCTTACTTGTATTACCACTAGACATTTCTCTCTAAACTCCTTGTCAGCTTATCAATGGCTTCCTGTGGCCCTATATGCGCTCTGTAACAAACCTCTTCAAAATGCTTTACGTCATATTCGCCATTGCTTTTTACTTTCTCGCCCTCAATTTCCAGTTTCCCAGCACTCCATAACTCACTTACGCCTCGGTAAAAGTCATGTGTGCTGATTCCACTTAGCCGACACATCTGGTTTATATCATCCTCTACAGCCTTATCCATTAAGTCCTGTCTTCGGGGTGTACCCTCGCCTATGGGTTCTATCTGAATACCTGAGTAAAGCTTAGAATCAAATAACTCTTCCGCTTTCTCCCCTTTACATCTTGCCCTTAATTCTTGCAGCCGATTACGTAAATCCCTTATCTCGTCATGGGGTGTACCCTGATAAACACTTTTTGTATTTTCCCGCGTTTTTTGATACCCATTTTGGGGTGTACCCTGACCGGATATCAGTTTATGTATCGCCCCTCCCCATGTCAGATTCTCACTCTCTATAAGGCTTTCGACTTTCTCTCGATCTTCAGGGCTGAACCTTATCGTCTTTGTTATACTACCTGCACTTGGCATCCTTTATCTCCACATCTACTAACCCATATCCATATGGCCTATAATTTATCTTTCCTTCAAACTCTGACCAACATATCTTTCCTGTGTCTATCTCTCTACTCTTCCATTGCCTATATCCATCTCCTATGTAGATTATGTCCCTCGCATTCCTTATCCACTCGCCATCTACACATATCTCTACTTTACTAAACTGCCTAGAGTACTCCGTTTTTGTTGTAAAATATTCCAGCCTGATCTTCATGGGGTGTACCCTTCCTTATTCTGTTTTAAGGGTGTACCCCCCTCTCTATTCTTTTGGGGTGTACCCCTTTTGGCTTTTTCGGAGTTCGTTGGACTAAACACGGCCCCGGCGCTGCACTCAATGAAACCCCTCTCCCCAAGCGGATTAGTTAAACTTTGCAAGCCGAAAATCTAGCATTTATCAGTGATCTAGCGTCTTGCGTTACGTCTGAGATTTTCAACTATTCGCTAAATTAACGTTTCGCGAACAGTTGCACAATCCTTTAAAATCCCATTTTCCGCGTGGTTATGCGGTTTTTACTCGTTTTCGTCTTTTCTGGTCTCATCCTCTAATAATCGATAACTTGAAATATTATCGAAATTCTGTATATTATGCGTCACTTCTATTTGTTTGGGTGCGGTTTGTTCAATTATTCCGTGCACTTTTGCAATGAACATTTTATTAGTTTGGTTATATGGGTTATACTGTAATTCGTTAATTAGCGCATTGTCTCGCTCTATATTAATTTTTTTAACAAGTTCCGCATGTTTTGGGCTAAGTTTAGCCCTATCCTCAAGTTGGTATTTATATATATTTGTTACCTTTTGGAAAGTTTCATAAGTTATATATAATCCTATGTACTCTAAGAACTCGCTCAACACGTCCCAAATTATCGAAAGCTTTTCAACCTCATCCGCTCCCACCTTCGGAGTATTTTTCTTTATTTCTATAAGTACCCTCTTATACCACATGAACACGCTTTTTTTTGCTAGTTCTTCATTATCTTGTAAAAACTTATCTAAAACCGAGTAACATGTTAAAGAGTAACATTCTTTAAAATTTTCAAGGTTTTCAGCTTCGACAATTTCGCCGTTAACCTTTTCAATTATTTCATTGCTAAAACCATTTTGCGGAATCTTTCGAAATTCTTTTTTGCTCTCTTTATATTCTTGGTAATGTTCTTGTGTTTTTCCTTGGTTCTTTCTGCCTCTTGTCTCCCTTTCTCCGTTGCTGGGAGCGTTTTTTTTGTTCTGATCTTGGCAAAAATCGCCGTTTTCGCGTACCTCTTCCGCTATATCATCAATTAAATTATCTATGTTTAAATCATTCATTTTTTTGCACCCTTTAAATGTGTACATAAAAATAATATAAAAATATGTACACATAGAACACTGAACACGAACACCATTTTTTAAAAAGTCGCTTGTTTCCTGGATTTTCACAACATAAAAAATAAAACTATTATTTGTTATATGTACTTGACAACATATATCTATAGTAGTAGTATGTATTTAACAACATATATATTTTTCAATGCTCACCGCTACGCCTTACGGCTTAACCCTTGCGGAGTCCGTGGGACGGATAGAGCAACAAAGAAAGGGCAAAAATATGTCAGATATCAATAAAATCCAATATGTTAATACTGAAACATAAGACATGGAAAGCAACACCAACGGAAAAAAATATCCTTATTCTCTCTCACTCTCTCCCTCTGTTCTTGATAGTGAATGTTGCAAGGTAAAAATTGACAATGATTATTATTATTTTGGTTGATTTAAGGAGTTTCAGGGATGCGAAAAATTTTGATCTTAATAAAAAATCTTTTCAGACACGAAGAAAATAACGGCGTTATCTGGTTACTAAAAACACCATATATAGATTATTGATTGAATTATAGAAAGGTTAAAAAGGTGTAAACAATGGCAATTTGTAAAATAAACTTAAACGAGGAATTAAACGGAATCGAATTATTATTTGATGAGAAACCAAGTGCGGACATTATCGCAAGCGTAAAGGCTAACGGCTTCCGCTGGAGTCCTAAAAATAAGTTGTGGTATTCAAAGAACACCGCCGACCGCCTCGCATTTGCGCAGAGTCTCGGCAATATTGACGCAAACGCTCGCGCTGCTCGCTCTTCTTCTCATATTGAGTCTATCAATCTTGATAATTTAGCAAATGAAAATTGTTTAACAGCTCATTTACACGGTGCAGACCTTGCAAAAGCTATTAGGGAAGATTTGAAAAAAAGAGGTGTTAAGGGTGTAACAGTTCGCGCAGGTAAGGCAACATATACAACAACTATTAGATTGACTGTTAAAGCAACATCAACAGACTTTTGCAGTGTTGAAGAAGCAAAAGAACGCTTTAATTTATCCGCATTTGCTTGTGGTGTTGACTCTCCAAGTGGCATGTTTAACGGTGAAAGATGGCTTTATATAAATGATCTTGAGCAGATGAGCGAGGAAGAAAAGAACGAGAACCACGAAAAATATATAAGATACTGGTTATCTAAAGAAAGCGACGTTAATTTTAAATATTTGTGGGCAACTCGTGAGCGTTTCTGGTATTTTACAACCCCATTTTTCAATAAACTAAAAGCCGTTTGGGCTATTGCTAACCAATGGAACTATGACAACAGCGATTCGATGACCGATTATTTTGATGTGGGTTATTATCTCGACATTGATATAAAACGCGCCGACGATTTCTCAATTCGTGAGACTATGACAGACGAAGAGCGCAAAGCCCTGGAAGATGAGCGCAAAAAAGAAGCAGAAGAAAACGAACGAAAGCGCATTGAATGGGAAGAAGAACAAAAAAAACACGAGGAAGAAAGCCGAAAATATAACGAGTGGCTGAAAGAATCCGAAGAAATTATATATAATGACATTTCAATAAATGACCTTGAGCCATCTGAACAGCTTTTCGCACTTGATCTTGTGGGCGGTATTGGTAAAGAGTGTTCTATAAATGAGCTTCGCGAAGAAGTGAGCGAGAACCCACACAACGCCAAAGCATTAATAACGCGCCTTATTGAGTTTAAAACCGCGGACGCTTTCGAAAGATTTTGTAAATTGTTCTTGCATGACTTTGATTTTTTAGCCTCCTTTGGTGGTACTGCTTCCGAGGATGTAAGGCTTCAGGACTTCGAACAATATTCGAAAATGACCGCAGAACAACGCGAAAGCATCGATTTATATTACACAAATTGTATCGGCGTTTACTTTGACGGTTCTTTAAAGCTTGTCATTGATCCTCAGGGCTTTTCATATGCTCGATATGTATATATTGCGGATGGTTGCACTCTTTGCGGTGCACCGTCCAAGCTCGAAGAAATGCGCACAGCATCCGAGGAGAAAAATGATTTTTATTTTCCAGCCCCTATTGAGGAACAGATTAATAATATTGCCGTGGGTGATGATATAACCGTTTGGCAGTGTGACGGATGGATATTAAACAAGGTTTTAGACGGTTTCGGAACTGTAACGGCTATTGAATCCGGCACATATGCACAGTATAGCGGCGTATATATTACACTTCAGCAAGGCAGAAAGGAAAAACGTGTATTTATCCGAGATAATCACGAATGCCTAATATATAAGGGCGTTAATGTTCTTTTACCTGATGAAGTGAAGGGGCGCAAGATTAGCGACACAATGACGGAACTATATAATTATGATGTGTTATTACCTAATATTTACAACTATTTTAAGGCGCAAGGCATTGAGCCAATATTAGACACTTGGCAACGCTGACACGCTCCCGCCCTTCTCCTCTTGGGGTTGGGCGGTTATATGAAAGGATATTGAACAATGAGCAACTTTGATTTGATATATGAAAATCTGAAAGAGTTTTACAGGGTTAATGATGATCTTCGAAATGATTTGAACAATTTCTCTATTGAGTGCCACGGAATAAGCTTAGACGATTTTATTAAGGCTTATGCAAAGAGCTGCTCCGAGTCTGACAACGTACAAATATATATTGATGAATTAAAATACCTGAACGAAGAACCGCACAGCATTACAGAGCAAGAAATCATGTACGAAATAATTGAATATTTTGATTTTATGGAGGTAACACAGTGAATAATATAAATATCTATTTCGAGGAGAAAAATTATATATTTGATGACATAAATTTTAATTGGTACATTTCCAGCGCGTTAAATGATTATCGTTTGCAAGTATCTTTTATTGGTGCTATTGATGAAGACGGCAACGAAAACTTGAATAATTCATGCTTTTGCGAAGTGTCACTTTATGAGGTTGAACAGCACAAACCTTATATCATGAAAACAGTCAAAGAGCGTATTGAAAATGCTTGCTCTATTGAACTTAATGGATATGAAGAAACAATTTACATGTGCGCTTCTGACGTTCGCAGCTCCATATATTACAGGGATGAAAATAGCTTTGATAGTTCTATACAATATGCAAAGGAATTCTTAAAACACTTGTGTGCTGTTATTGAGTCAGCACCTGACAACATTGACGATATAATTGATTCAAATTTTAAGGAGGTCGCTTGATATGAACGATTTAGCAAATAAGATAATGGATATAGAAACAAAAGTTTACAATGATTATGGCGTTCACTCTGCCCCTTTAGGTGACAAATATATATTGATGGTTTTATCTATGGCAGAAGAAATAATTAGAACTATCCATATTGAGGACGTAACACCGGAAATTCAGGAAATTATTAATTGTAACAATTGTCATATGGTATCCAATGCTCTTGACTTGGTTTTACAAGTTAGAAAATATGATTGCCATGAGTACTTGGAAAACCCACATAATATTGAGGATACAAAAAAATATATTGATCTGTCAGACAATACTCCTCATATTGAGTTTGAAGATATTGAACCAACATACACTGGCGGCGGTATCTGGTGTTTTGTCGGTGAATTATCAGATGGTACATTCTTTATTGCTGAAGACGATAACGACTCTTTCAGAATTGTAAACGAAGATCCAAGAGGAAATGAAGAAGCCTGGTATCCTGATTGGCAGGAAAAATATTTAGTAATGGACATTGACGACGACAAAACAGCACCATTATTTATTGATTTATACTTGTGGCTTGAGTCTCATAAATCTGATTGTGGCATTGATTTTCAAGTAGAAATTGACAAAAGAACCACTGATTAATTGTTACTTTTATGTGTTGCATTATACATACTATCATGTTATTTTGTATGTACAATACTACATAGAAAGGATACATTGACATGAGTAATAAAGAACGTTTCGACAAGCTGCTTCACAAACAAGGCTACTCTTCCCTTTTTGCATTCTGCAAAGATAATAACCTTGACTATGGCAATATGAACAGGCGTGTAAATGGTGTTACTCAGAAGATTGAGATTGCCTTTGCTTTTAAGATTGCCGACATTTTAAGAGTACCTATTGATACAATCATTGAGATTTTTTATCCAGAAGAATATAAACACAATAAAAATCTCTGCAAAAAATAAGAGGAATACGAAATGAGAATACAAGATTACCTTAACCAAAACCCTAACCAAGTTGATGAGGTTAACGCAATTGATACCATATTTGCCCCTTACAGCCTTCATATTGATGAAGTAGTAAGATGTGCGCAGTCTATCAAGTATATTATTACATTGCCTTTAGATGTTGAAATTCAGGGCAAAATAAGACGCGCAGAACCTAATATTAGATATACATTATCTTCTGCTATATCTTCAACAGAATACACTTATGGCCATGAAAAGAACTATCTTTTTATTGAGCGTCCAACAAAACTAATAGCCGTTCCTTTCAATTCCTTCAATCCTGACTTGTTTAAGTCTAAAAAGCTTACCCTCGTTCTTGGAGTTGATACTGATGGAAAGAAACTTACTACAGATTTAAGGAAAGCCCCTCATATACTTGTAGGTGGTACAACTGGAAGTGGTAAGTCTGAATTACTTCACTCTTTTGTATGTAGCCTTATTTCCGGTATGTCTTCAACAAATGTTGAGTTGCTTATAATTGACCCAAAGAGAGCAGAATTTTCAGCGTATAAGAACTGCAAACGTATTAGAGTAATCACAGAAATGTCATATGCTGCACAGTGCCTAGAAAAAGCTGTCGAGATCATGGAAGAACGTTATGCAGAACTTGAAAGAAATAACGCTAAAGATATCTTTTCTTATACTGGTGATGTTGATATGCACCCCATTGTCATTATTATTGATGAGTTAGCTGATTTGATGATGTCTAATAAATCTGTTGAGCCTAACATAGTTCGAATTGCTCAAAAGGCTAGAGCTTGCGGAATCCATCTAATCATTGGTACTCAGTCTCCTAGACGTGACGTAGTAACTGGACTAATCAAAGCCAATGTTCCTACTAAAATTGCTTTGAAGACTACTAACCAGGTTGAATCTCGTATCATTCTTGACAGGTCAGGTGCAGAAAAGCTACTTGGAAAAGGAGATATGCTATTTATTGCAAATGGTTCTTTTGAGCCAATAAGAATCCAGTCTGCATACGTTTCCGAGGATATTAAAAAAGGATTCGCAGACAGTATTTACATAGAAAAGCAACCACTTGAAGGAGCAACGTCAACTTGTAGCGAAGATAATCACATCAAGCAGCCTACAAAGAAAAAGCGTATGGGATTGATTAAGGCTATATTTTCTGTAAAGCCAGTATTATTCCAGACCAATAATTATCCACCAACAATTTGAAAGGATCTAAATTATGAATAAACAGTACTTAACTAATGAAGCTAGAAAAGATGCTATAAAAGGTATAACCGGATGTATTGAGGCTATCAACACTTGTCCAGGTCTTCCCGATAAGATAGGAACATTGACGGTAGATCACACTATGGATTATTTAAAGAGATACAGACAGGTTGTTTCTTCGGAGCTGTCAGAAGAAAATAATCCATCCGTTTCCAACAAGTTTACTAATGATGCACCATTCGATTCAAAATTGATGGATCTTTTTAATAGAACTCTTAGTAATTGTGAATTGTATAAAAACGAGAATCGTACTACCTCTTTACTTAACGAAATCGGTGTACTTAGAGGAATAGCATATTGCTTAGAAGCTTTTGATATTGATGTGTGTGAATTTCCAACTTTCCAGCACTATATTGAAATTCAAAATCAAGAACTAAATAAGATCACTACATTATGATTTGAGGATACAAAAATGGATAAACAACTATTGAATTTTTTAATTGAAAATGCAAAGACAAAGCACTGGGCAATTGAAAATATAAACATCAAGGATCTTCCAAAAGATACTTCTTTCTTAAATCATTTTCATGGCTGCAAGATTCCTGACGATGTAGCGATGGATGATGTTTATTTCTTAGATGATGGGTACGCTTATTGCAAAAAAGACAATTCAACTCTTTACCGGATTCTTCCAAATAACCCATTAGAATCTTAGATGTAAAGGATATGGGAATGTAAATTTCAGTGTGTTTACGAGATTTTGTAAAATCACTTTGACAGATAAGGAGAAATAGATAATGGCAAAAGAAATACATTATTCACCTGACATGGTTTGTCCATATTGCGGAAATGAAGAATTTTTTGTTAAACAATCTTTTAAAGGAACTTGTAATTTTAATATGCGATTTGATATGGATAATCAAGACGTTGAAAATGGTGCAATGTACGAAAATACTTCATATAAGACAATTGGTAAATACGCTTATTGTAATAACTGTTTTAAGAGATTGTTTAAAGTTGAAGAATTACTAAAGAGTGTATAATAGGAGAACGAAAATGAGTGAATTTAGAGTGAAAGCAAAAGAGGATGTGAAAATTCTTATGATAGGTGGCAGATACTCAAATTTTATCAAGGATAATGTATATAGAGCAATAAAGCATAATGATTGTGTGATTATTCTTGATGAAAACAGATGCGGAAACAGCTTTGAAAAAGATATATTCATTAAGTATTTTGAAGAAGAAAACGATAAGGGTATTAGGTATGTATTATAATTATCACGCAAAAGCCAAACAACTTATCTCCGAGGGACACCTCATTAAGTCCGAGATTGTTGAAAAATGGAACAATATTTCTCCTGCCCTGGTTCTATACTTTGACAATCACAGACCCATGCCAATAAGACAATACCGTTGGGATGAGTATACTAATTTTACGGAGAAAATTTCATGAAAAGAATCACAGATAAGATTATGAACAAAAATTTGCATCTGACAAAAGAGCCTTGCAAGCATCATGATTTGCAAGTCTCTTTATATAATTTGACTGGTTTAAAGATTTTATTTCCTTTTTTCTCCGATTTAACATAAACATATGCTAAGTCAAATTGAAAAAAACCGTATGATTTCCAGTCACAACATTTTCCATGTATCATTTTCCCACTATTGCATTCATAAGGATTCGTTGAAATTCCTTTACAAGCTGGGCAAATAAATTCATTACCACATTTTTCATATAGCTCCTGAAGGTTTTCGAACACAAACACATCATCACTTTCAATAAGTGGTTGATCTGATTCGTTATAGTAATTCATAAACCAATAATGACGATCATCTTCCCACGAAGACAATATTTCTTTCCATGAAATTCCTAATTTTTCCTCATAGTGTTTTGCTCTATCAATAATCCATCTATACTTATCACAATACTCGCAGGAATATCCGCAATCCTTTTTTTGATCCCCGTAATTATATAAATACTCTTTACAATTTTCGTTGAACTTTTCACACCATCTGCTCTTAAAGTCTGTTTTAGCCTCAAGACCTTCTATAACGCATTCTAATAGTCTTTCCATCTTTTTGTCACTTTTTCTCCTCTAAATATCTAAAAATAAGCTACTATTTCTCTTCATCAGTAATTATTATCTCAGCCTTTCCATTTTGCACATCTTCCAGGACTGATAACAATTTCTGTTCAGCTAAGTCGATTTGCTTGTCTCGTTCTGCTGATTTACCTTTTAAATAACCATTAAATGTCCAAAGAACAAGCATAAATACAGATATATAATCATGAAGTAAACCTGCAAACATAGCAGCCGCAACAAACCCAAATGACACTCCCCATAAAATATTTAATATCATATTCGTTTTATTTACAGATCGTCTTTGCTTTAAAATGCTTTCTTTTATATCATTTGCCATTTTTTCTTTATCAAAGTTTTCCATGTTTTTCTCCTTGGATGATAATTAATCAAACCTACACCATTCTACGCTTCTTAAAGGAAGGGGATTTCTTGCTCACAGCGCGTTAAAATTTCTCTCCTGCCATTGCAAAAGCAGCTTTACATTCATTTTTAAATTCTTCTAGTGTTTGATTTTCTTTTATCCCCACAAAACAACTAGGCGGTAAAAACATATCTTTGTAATAGCGCCGCCAAAGATGCAAACAATTCACCACATTTTTGACATATTCGCTTTTTGCCGGATGAACTTGTATTACTGCTTCATCATCATTCCAGAATATTTCCTTTAGCTGACACATTGTATCCCAATCCGGCGTTATTCTCTTTTTGTAGGGACTTATTGAACAGTGTTCCCAGCCGCCTCTATAACTAAACACGATTGTACCGTCCCAACCGCCTATATGTATTTCTGCGCTAAATCCATCTAATCCCTCATCAACATTTCTTAATCTTGGATTCTTTAATATCTCTTCTAATGGTCTCATCCTATTTCCTGATTCTCCAATTTTTGAAAGCATTTTTAATGCTTATACATTTACCATTCACAGTAAAATTTATCGTCAAATGTATTATCATTTACAAGGCCAAACCCATACTTGGAGTCAATAATTCTGATAAGCGCATCGCCGTACCAACCATATTCCGTATTTTCAAGCCCATTCTCAAGCACAATACACCATGCTTTTAATACCTCATTCATAAGGCTTGCCGATATTCCTCTGTGATTGGTCGCTTTTTCAATAGCAAATTCCGTATCGTCTCTTAATTGAGCTAAAACATTTTCTTCCGTCCATTCTTTAGCTACGTGTTCATCCGTACCAATGTAATCAAATCCGAATTTCTCAAATTCTTCAAGAGGAATAAAATCTAATAATCTTTTGGTAAATCTTCTATCTAAAAAACTATCCTGCTCAATCTCGTCTATGTGTTCTTTAACGTATTCTAAACTCAGCATTTTTTCTCCTTGATCTGTTAATAGGTTGTCTGGTTTATCTACCATAATATTTCTAAACTGTTCCATCCTCAAATGTATCTATGAATATCATTCCTTATTCCCACTTTCCTGTGGCTCACATTCTTCGCTTTCCAAGTACTTATCAAGTAGATTAGGATAAATTGAATGACACTCGTCACAGACAATTTCAATGGGTTTTCTCCAAATATTAAATATTCTTACATTATTGCTCTTACAGAAAGGGCATTGTCTTAATTTATTCATTGTTATCCTCACTTTCCTATGGCTCAATTTCCGCCTTGTATGGTTCGGGGTTTTCTTGCCACGCTATTATATTATCTGCGTAGCCTCTTTCATGATTGATTCTATTATCGTTATACCAAGTGTTAGAACCATCAAAGAAACAAGCATCAACAAGATAATTAGGATTCATTACATTATTTGGATAATATCTCGTCACTCTATAAACATCAGCGATTTTAGGCAACCTCTCACTAACAGGAATCCATCTTGGCTCTTGCTCTAACAATTCTAATATAAGCTTGTGTTCTTCATAGATGTTTCCATGCGGTTCTTCTCCTTTGCATCTCGCCCACATTTCACAACTTTCAATTTGTTTTTCACAATGCCTTTTTAGCTCTTCTCTTGTCATTCTTCTACCTCTATTTTTCGCACCAGCTCTTTGAGAACAGAAATATCATCTATGGCATCATCATTCCCTATTACATTAAGGAACTTCTCAACCGCAGTAACCGTATGAAATACCCTGTGTTTTTCTTGCTGATTTCTAAACTTAGGGCAATAAAGAGTGGCTTCTTTTTCTATAAAATCCAATTTTGTTTTAAGCTTTGCGTTCTCCGTCATGAGATTAGAAATCTGCCTTAATTCAGTAGGAGTTAGTTCCAGCCTTGCATCATCACCATGCTCTGCAAAATCCTCTCCACTAAAGAACTGTACTATTTTAGGTGTTAAATTTCCCATTTTTATTTCTCCTTATTAGTTAATTCTCTATGTAATCTTTCATAAATCTCTTTTTTGTATCTAGCAAAAAACAAAGTATCAACTAAGAAAGTTATTAAAGCACCCACTAATATTCCAAAACCAAATTCATCACTCATTTTTCTCCTCACTTTCTGCCTTATGGAGTATATAGTTTATAGCTATATCAACCACGGCAGTTACAAACATACCTGTTATAAGTCCTAAGATATACTCACCCATTGTTTACCTCACTTTCTCCCTTGTACTTATCAATGAGTTTAATCAGATTATTGTAAGCCATAATACTGCCTGTACATTGTTCTGCCTTAACAGCATCTTTTTCTTCATGGCGAAACACAGAACGCGCAAACTCTTCTTGTTCGATTTTTTCCTTTATTTCGGCTCTTATCTTGTCAAGAACATCATTGACAACAACTATCTTTTCTTCATCTGTCAAGAAATCTAAATTATCACAGTCTTTGTCAAACCATCTATCCCTGTCAAATTCCATCAATGGTATAATCCCATTTTCTGTCACATCAACTATATATTTTTCACCAAGTTTAAAGTTCATACCTCCTCACTTTCTGCCTTGTTCTTATCAATAATCTGCAATACATCAGCCAATGTTTCCCAAACAGCATCTTTTATAGGGTTTCCGTCTACTACATCATAGGCTGTCGGTTCGGGGCTTAATGCTTTTATCTCGGCTCTTATCTTGTCAAGAATAAACTCTTGTTGTGTTACTGATGGTATATGTTTTAGCCCATCAAGCTCTAAATTGATAAACTCTAATTCTTCCCTTGGTGTATATTCATTGATAAAGCCCTCGATATATCTTTCAACATCTTGCCTAGCCACACAATCAACCCCTAAATCATTCTTAGTAGTTGGCTCTTGCTCATAGTCAAATCTTGCTTGTGCGTAGCCATTGTTATATCCATCTTGAAACGCAGCATCAAATTTATCACTCTCGGCTTGGCGTTCTTGTATAGGTGACTCAATATACTCTGCGTTCCACCAACTCTTTGTAACTCTATGAATCATTCCACCTAAAGAATAATCCAATGTATCTTTTGACTCTCCCCACATTTCAATATCTGGGAACACTGCCTGTATCTTTTCTCCGTTTGTCATTTTCGATCTCCATTACAATTTGTTTTTTAAATTGCTCAAAAGTCCTCTTGGTCATCCAAATTGCACCATCCATCAATACCATTTCTCCATGTGGCATCATGTTTAATTCATAAGTTCCATATCGTTTTAGCCATTTTTTATTTATACGTTTTTTGTGGTGCTTTCTTTTTTGCCATTCTTTAGTAGCAATATATATGGGATGACCGAAATATAGTTCTTCTATTGTCATTTTTCTACCTCATCCACAATGTCTGCTATTTCTTTCATGCAATCCCAAGCAAATCCGTCAGAGCCTGTGAAATCGTCGACTTTCCACTTGGCTACTACCTTTTTAACCTCTTGCAAATCATCCAGATAAGAGATCGCAGTGTCTAATGATTCTATCTTTTTGTCGTTTCCCACTTCTGGAAAGTCCTTGCGATTCTGTCTCTGTATTTTTAGCCATTGAATAACTGTGTCAATAGTCATTCCCCTCTATAATCTCCCTTATATCTTTAGCATCTATTCTTTCCCATTTATATTCTTCATAGTCAGCTATTATCTGTTCTATCTTCTGATACTTATTCGCGGCTTCTATCACTGTATCCCTTGGTGTCCACTTTGCATATGTACCACCGCAACCTCCTCCTATATCACACAATCTATCACCGTCTTTGTCGATGTACGAATGTCCACAATTAGAACATCTCTTTTGAGTCTGCTTCTGCTTTTCTTCATACTCCTTAATCTTGGCCATTGCTTCGGATGCTGAATACTTCTCGAATACTGCTTCAAGACCTTTTATCTGGATACCATGTATCACTACATTATCGCCATCAAACACCTTGTATAACATTGAATAATCCATGTGCCTTAACTTCTTTGCACATTCCCAGGCATTGTTAAGGCCTTCTTCATAACCTTCTTTCCTGGCTTCTTGCGCTACTCTAGGAATAACAACGCTTTTATAGTAAGCAATCAATCCGTAATTCTCCATCTTCATTCTCCATGTCTAAACAAACACCCACAGATCTAGCATCTACTAATATTTTCAGCCCATTCACATTTCTTTATTCATGCGCCTTTTCTCCACTCGTTCCTTAATTGCCTCTTTCAACATGGTCTCGAATGTTTCTATGCTAAAGGTCACAAAATCATTTGGAAAACCAACGACCATTCTTCGCCCTTCATGATTACTTATAAAAATCATCTTTTGTCCATTTTCCATTGTGATACTCAGCTTTTTCTTATTTTTGAATTTAATTGTTGGAGCAAATGCGCGGGTAAATCTGTCCCATTCCATAACTGCTCGCTTTTTCGTTGGGCAAACGATGATTGCATCCTTTATATCTTTGCTTTTCATCTCAATTAACAACCTCTATGGCATTCTCATGGAAAATAAGAATTGAATCACAATCCCATCCATATAGTTTGAAATACAATCCTTCACAGAAAGTCTCACTAGTCAGTTTTTCTTCTGACAGGTGCAGCTCAATTCCATCATAATTTTTTTGAATTTTCTCAAAATCGAGAAACGTCATTGTTGGATCTATTAATCCTAATTTAGATTTCTGTATTGGAAGTTTTCCAAGATCCTTTACATCTCTTATGTGAATGATCTTGGATGGATTCTTCACCCTGAACCGAAATGCATTATCTTCACTGTTCTTTCTAAAGTGTTCCCTTTCGCACCATTCTTTCCAACCAAATTCTGCATCTACAGGGCTTGCCCATAATCCCCCTTCAGGCTTTGTGAAATATGGGCAATTTTTAATTGGTTTTATTTTTTTTTGTAGAGTGGTCGCGCCATAATGGATATACTCTTTTTCTTTTGAGGATTCCAATGATTTCATTCCTTTCATCAAGAAAATAAATCTCCAAACATATCTTCAAATGTTCCTCTTTTACCTTCGCCAGATTTCATGTTAGTCATATATTTTTTAAGTTCTTCTTCTGAATCAAATTGTTTTAAATAAGCAATAGAATCCTGCATATCATCACTTGCAACCCGTTTAAGACTATCTTTATATAAATGGCTTAATTCTGGATATTTCTTAAGGGCCATATCAACTGCACAAATAAGGCCCAATGCATCTTTTAATACTGACATCGGGTTGCCCTCAATTTTAATTACTCCATTATCACTAGATATCATGATTGTTTTCTCCTATTCTCGTATAATTTATTGTTGTTTTTCTTTAAGTTCTCGTTTTTTCTCTAAGCTTTTTCCTCGCAAAAATCCGTTCCATGTCCACATAGCAAGCAAAAAGCCGTTTGTTATATCATGAGTCTTTCCTAGTGAAACACCCAAAGTCGTTATCGCTAAACCAAATATAAACACAAATATTCCAATCCGATGTATTATTATAGCTTTGTCAAGTCTCATAAGGTATTCCTCTTCCCTTTGAATAATTGATATGTTCAATTATGTTAACGGTGGAATTGTCTATCATGACATCAATTGTTTTTCTTACATCCCTTCCGCAGCAATCATTCCACAACATATACAACTTATCCCCAACGACCTGTAAAGCTTCCATTCTTGTTAATCCAGCGGTCAGCCTGCAAATATCCCTTTCATTCTTAGCATCTGCTGTAGCCGCTGCTATAAACATCAGACATCCAGGATTTCCCCCTGATATTTCCATTAGTTTTGCTATTGCTTTTTCTTTATCTTTATTATTCATTTATTTCCTTCTCCTCGTTATTTTCTGTATTATTCATTATTTTCTTCCACAACTTTTTAAATAATCAATGTAATCATTAGTGTTCATCCTGTGCCTCCAATGTTTTTAAAATGTCATTCCTAACAAGCAACAACAGTCCATCCAACAATGCTTCCTTTTTTGACTCATCAATCAGACCTGTGTTTAAAAGATCCTTGAATGTTTTTTCAAGCGCATTTAAAAGAATATATAAATTTGTAGTTGGGGTATCTAAGAAATTAGACTGGATATTTATATCCCTAGAATTTTCAGGAATTGAAATCGATAGTTTAATATTATTATTATAAATAAGACCGTCCATTATTTGGCCAAATTCATTTATATTTAGCTCTTTCATCTATTTTTTCCCCCACCCATCATAATCTTCAGATTTATCTGTCCATTGTATTTTTAAAGCGTATAGCCATTCCATTAACTTTTGCATGTTTTTACAAATTTCCACGCTCTTTTCTCCCTAAAATGATTTTCCCAACAATTTTTTCAACATCACAATACCTTACCCATACATGACAATCATGATTTTCTCCACTCATATATAATTCCCCCATAAGATCTTTCTCTTCTTCTGTCATGTACTTATATGCCTCTTGAAACTCTTTTGATGACATCTTTTATCTCCCTTACAAAATATATTGATAACTATTTTAATATAACACATTTTCTTGATACTTAGTATATATTTATCAATATATTCTATTATTCTGTTCGAAAGTTTGTCCTGTCTTGATAACAAGTCCTATGCAACCGCATTTACATTGTAAGTCTTTAAGCAAAGTTTTTTGTGGCCATACTCCTATCCATCTTCTATGACAATTCAGGCAAATCAGTTCAGCCACTTCATGAGGCATATTTTCTTCTATATCAACTACTTTTCCCATTTGTTTCTCCCATCCAGAAATCAACAGTTAATGAGTCATACCATGGTCTTTGATCTACAAGAGCATTCTTGTATTCTATGGTAATCATCTTCTTACCTCATTCAGATACTAACTCTATTCCAGTTAATTCATAAAATATTTTGCAAATATCATCTACTGGTACTCCCTGGTATTCAGCAAGATAAGCGTTTAACATGTCAAAGAGTTCTTCCAGCTCGTCTTCGCTTTTCCCATAATTCTTAACAAGACAAATTCCTAATAATGCAAAGAATAATCTCATATGTTCATCACATTCAGCTGCATACTGTTTATACGCTGATCTGTCAACATGATCTTGCACATGTCTTTGAATCGTTTGAATCTTACCTAGTTTTTTAGTTAAATATCTTCTTTGGTTTCTATTTTGTCCGGTTGCCTTAATTAGATTTGCAATCTCCTGAACAGGATCTTCAGACATACTATTATTTATTGCTGAGTTATTGCTTAATACTCTTAAATTCTGATATTTATTCATTTTGTTCCCCTTTTGTGCCATAGAGATTACATTCCTCGCATACTTCACAATCAACCATAACTTTCAAACAGTGCTTTATATCTTCAATCGAAATTTTCATATATTTCATAGACCTCCTCAATCGGAATAATTCTTTTATTATATATTCCATTTACATTACTCAACGCAACAATAAAGGTTTTATTGTTGTCGTAATCCACATCAACCATTATTTTAATAACGTCTTTTATGGTTTCTCTACTAGCATTAATCGTCATTCCCCTCTGCCTGCTCCTTATCTGCTTCTATGATTGTCTGAACATCATCAATACATTGTCCAATTGTCTTTTTTCCTTTATGAAAATCAAAAAGACTCTTGATTACTTCGCTTCTATCAATCAAATCTCCATGCCCTTTAGGAAGTGGTGTGCCGTTCTTAATGATATCCTTATATGGGATTAGCATTGTATCTATACCATTTTCATCTATAATTTGTGCATACATTTCTTCCGGCATCTTAATTACTAACTTAATATCTGCCATATCTTATCTCTCACTTTCTATCTCATAATGAATTTTTCGTACCTGCGTAAATATTTTGTTTCTTGTTCTTCAATTTCCATTATCCAATGTTTTATAAGTCTTATTGGGTGTCTATTACTGCAAGCAAGGTCTGAACTCTCTATCAAGAAAGTAAAGATATATTCTCTACTAAAGACTATATAAAAGTTAAGATATAACTCTGCATCTGATCCCTCAATACTTTTTATTTTTCTATAAGAAAAGAGTTTTATTTTCTTCATTTCTCTTCCTCACTTTCTGCCTTAACTCTGCTCCAATGCCGACACCAATGTTCCATACAAGCGATATACCCAATGTAGTGGTTGTCAATGTCACAATGGCACTTTATGTTTGTTATTTCGCCTGTCCTTATGTTGTGTCTGCAATTACAACAAACTTTTCCGTTTTCTTCGCTCATGGGTTTTCACTTTCTGCCTTGTTCCATGTTTTAACAAGCTCATCGAGACTTTCATAGTTTCCTGTATGTAACATACAATTATCACAAGAAATCCAATAACCATACCTATAATCATTTATTACAACTTGCCCACCACACATAGGACAAGGATTTAACTCTATATCTGCATAGGGATTCTTTACTTCTTGACTACAGCCTGTTAGTAATAATGATATTGCTAAAACTATAACTTTCTTATTCATTTTTCTCACTTTCTGCTTTGTACTTATCAATCATTTCCGTTAAATAGTTGCAAATATCAGCCCATTCTATAGTTTGCCATGTTCCATCTTCCAGATGTTTAGCGAAGCTACAACTACCTTTATTTAGCATTTCTCCTACTGCATATCTCGCCCCATGTAATATTAACAATTCTTTATCCATTTACTTCTCACTTTCTGCCTTGATAATAGTGAAATTTTTCTTTATAGCTTCTTTTTCCTTTGCTTTCTTTGATTCCGGAAAAATATAATCCATAGCATCATTCCATCCTTTTGTATACTGTTCTGCATTATGATAATCCTCATAATTGCGAAATGTTGGAACACTTTTGTATAGAGGTTTATCTATCATTCTTTTTCACTCAGCTTTCCATATTATCGAAAATATCACAAACCAACTGTAATGCATCTTCTTGTGCTTCATCATCCTGCATGATATACTCGCCACCCATTTTTTCTACAAGTGGGTGTCTTTCCACATATCCTGCTATAAGTGCTTTGATTTCTTCTATATCGTATATCATTCCTTATCCCTCACTTTTCTTTGGTCTTACAAGCGATAAATCAAAGTTGCTATGGATAAATTCAAGCGTCAATTGATGGTTTACCGCATTACCGAGTTTCTCATATATCCAATACATATCATCCTGTGTGAAATTGGTGCTGAGATAATTGTTGTAGCCACAAAGCAAAGAACTTCTCCACTCAATATTCCTTTTATTTGTGGCGTATGGTTCACCCTTTGCAATCGGTCTTGAACACCATTCAAGCAACTTGCAAATAACGTCCTCTTTCGTTTCACAATTAGTTGCCGTGAAGTAAACATTTCCTATGTCAGAAAGAATCAACTCACCACATTGATTTATGTAACTTCCGTTAAAATGTTTCATAACATCAAAAATCTCGTCTATCATCCTTCCTCACTTTCTAAAAAGGCTTGCACTTCTTCTGCTCTATGTTTCTCGATTTTCTGCTCAACCTTGTTTATATAAGCCTTTTCAATGTAGCATCCCCATATCTGATTATTCCTCTCATATTGGAATTGACTGTCCCATCCATCGCCGAATAATGCGCACGCTTCACCGCTATCACTTTCGTTATTCCAGCTTGAATATAAAGGACAAATATTACACTGCATTATGTTCCCTCCGTTTCTGCCTTATACTTGTCAATAAACTCTTTTAGTTCATCCAAAGCATTAAGACAATCAAAACTACTACCTTCACGCTCATAGATTTTGTCTATCTCTGCTTTCAACGAGTCGAGAACATCATTTTTACCATCCTTATATCCCTTTGCATATTGATCGCGGTCATATTGTAAAGCCTTTATTAACGCTCCCTTATCAACATTTACTCCTACTTTTCTAATGGCTTTCATTACCATATTTTCATCTTCTTGCACCATTTGTGTTTGTAACTCGCCATATATCTTTTCAATAGGACTTTTATACAATTCTTATCCCTCACTTTCAAATCTTCCTACCCACTTTGAGCAATTTTTTACTGTAAAGTAAACAGTGTCACATTCTAAACCTACTCTACAAATGCATTCTTCAGCCGTTACATAACCAGGGTAATTGTATATATGCTCGCAATATTTACAAGTGGAACATCCTTTATTCCCTTTTTGCTCGTCATATAACCTTTTCGTATCTTCAAAAATATATTTGTCACATAATAAACACTTTAATTTATTTCTAAAAATGCCGTTTTCATTTAATCCATCGCAACTTTTACAGCAATTAAGCGGTTTCATTCCTTACCTTCACTTTCTGCCTTTCGTTTTTTCATCCACTCATTGAGTTCATTCCTGCACTCATTACATATATCCCATACTTTTCCATAACTTGATATACAAAATTTATAGTCTTTAGTTGATCTTGAATATATTTCTAAAGGCATGTCTTTACCACATATATCACATACTGTTTTTGTCATTCCTTATCCTCACTTTCCAATATTTCTTTCTTTTCTAACAAATAATCCATATCTATAACTGATAAGTCATGATTAAATACTTCTTCATATTCTCCTTGAATTGGACAATGTTCTGACTTGAACCCATCTACCAAATCTTCTGACTTGAACCATGATTCAGTTAAATATCCATCACCACATAATCCACACATCTGATAATACTTATTACCAATATGCAAACAATGACGGTAATTACAATGTAGACAATCTTTAGGATATTCACCGCTAACAACTATTAGTTTTTCTTTTTCTATGTAACTCATACATCCTCACAGACTTTACCCTAGAACGTCCTCATGGTTCTTTTTCTTTTGTTCTTTCAATGATATATATATATTCAGTAGCAGCATTAAACATCTTAATCACAGTTTCTTCAGCAAGAGCAGGACTTATATCGTATTGAGTTATAAAAAAAGTTTCCAACAATGATTTCAAACTTAAATATGTTGGTTCAGTTCTTTTTACCTTTACTTCTTTACCATGCGGAGTTCCTATCCAATAGTAGTCATATGTCCCATCTGCTGACGAAAAAGATCCATCTGCATCCAATACGTCTTTCATTGAAACAGTAGGAATAGACAATCTTTGAATTTTATTTATAAACTCATAACATGATTCTATAGTCTTTTTAATAATTTCTTTTTTCACTTTTCTTTCCTCCAGGATACAATCCTATATCTGGTAATTTATCAATTTTCCCTCGAATATCATCTAATGTATGCAAAATATCTGATAGCCCTATGGTAAGCACAAAAGCTATATAAACCAAAACCACAAAAATACAAAAGTCCATTCTTCATTCTCCTTATATTGGTAGGGTATATTTCATTCTGAAATCCATTATTATATTGCCCACCTTAACAGTAGGTAATTTGTAAGCATATAGTTGTATCATCTGTAAGATATAATCAAGTGTGCTTTTCATTTTTATCTCCTTGTTTCTTGTTCTGATAGTATGCTGTCTATCTCTTTACATAAATGAATAAAAGCTGTATGATAGCCCTTATCAAAATTATTTAAAGGTTCTCCACCATTATCTTCGTCACGGTCTTTCATCCTAACCTTGAGCCTATTTAGAATAATTTTTAAGTCTGTTTTGTATTCTTTCTTAACCTTTGTTTTGTCGATTTTAGATTGGATCAGCTTGCATATTCTCTTTTGCATACCACGCCAAGATGTAACAGTTACAGTTCTACCTTCAACAACTGAATCTGACATTATATCAATCTCCGTCTTTAACTCTGTCAACATAGCCACCACATCAGCCTTTGTATAAATATCTTCTCCCTCGTACATCAAGTCGTATTTAAGGTCTGTTTTGAGTGATGATATGGCATACTTAATTGTTTTCTCCAGTTCTAAATCTTCTCCCCACTCTTGATAATCATGTAGAAATTGTTCTAATACTTTGATGTGGTGTTCTCTCTCACTCATTCCCATTCATATGTTCTCCCGAATCTTTTCTATAAGCTGTTTAACTTTTGGGCTTTCAGCTACTAGATTTATTGTCGTGTTGTTATTGGTGATATTGTCCGCATTAGGCTTTAAGTCATATTTGGGTAAACTGCTAATACACCTTAATATCTGTGCCATATCCTTCTCTGATGCAAATGCTTTAGGATAGTTAGCAATAATAGCTATTACTTCATCATACTTAACCATATCTGGTGATTGATGTTTAGTGTTTATTCCCATCTTCTACCCCACTTCCGAAAAACCTTATATTACACCTAACTCTGTAATATTCTCCACAATTCTCACATTTTAATTTAACATCACTACTTCCTGTGCCTGTTGCCATTCCAACTAATTTAGACCAATTGTAATTGCTAGGCGAACAGTTAGAATGTTTGTAATTACAACAAGGACATTTAGGCATTGTTATCGTTCTGTACGGTTTATCAATCATTCCCATCTTCTACCACCTTTACGATTGCATCCATAAACTTGAATGTTGGTTTTCCATATCTATCTTCTACTATCTGCTCTATCTTCTGATACTTCTTCATGGTTTCAATTGCTGTTGTAAATGCTTGATTAGCTGTCATATAACTGAAAGTATTTTTCTTTAAAATCTCTAACTCAGAAATTGTCTTATCAATCGACAGTCCCATTGTCTACCACCTTTTTCCTTAAACAATTATCAACATTCTCTGCATGATACATATTGCGATAAGCCCTTAATTCTTCTAACCACTTTGCAAGCTGCTTAAACTCTAAACACCCTTGCAAATCGCCATGAGTACGTTCATATTCAGCATTGTTTTTGTATCTTTTAATAGCTTCATCGAGTTTCATTCCCATCTTCTATTCCCTCAAACTCAATATGACAATTAATCTTGCCCATCCCTGTAGTCAATTCCAAATCACAATTATCTGTATCATTTTCTGCACACATGATAGCAAGGGCAATTAAATAACTTGCAAATTCTTTATTGTTAATCGTCATTCCCATTGTCTACTCCTTTTCGTCAAGTCCTATATACCATTTGCCCCATGTAAGTGCTAATACTTTGGGGCTTTTACTTAACCAGATAATAGTTGGAATAAAGTAAATCATATTTTCCCATTTACCTATTGTGAATGTCATTCCCATTTTCTACCTCACCATCCCTATCTTTATTGCTACATACATGATCCACAGCAGGAATATGCACCAAATGCTCAGGATCATGATCGTGATTATTCTTTTCACTCTCCAAGCTCCTTATCCTGTGATCTGGCTCACAATGCCAAGGATGACTGCTGCCAAGAGCACATATCCCAAAAGTCTCTCATATGTTCTCAGTCTTTGCTCTGTCATCTGCTGCCTCCTTGCCTCTCAATTTCTCGGAAAAACATTTGAGCTGATAAAAATGGCTCATGTAATTCTCTCTCATTCTGCCTTGTGAGCCTGGAATGTGAGCCCTATCAAAACAAATGGTGCATAATGTCTCACATATCTCTGCCAATAATGCTCTATAAAATTTAATCTTTTTTCTCATCTGCTACCTCCCTGACCTCTGTGATTTTAATCTTCCAGCTCATAGTCTACCTCCTGTAGTGGATCAAAAGCATCTAACTTATCCTTGTCGGTTTCCACAAATAACACCTCTGATAGTAGCGTGGTATCTTTGTTATATACTGCTAACCCATGTCCTAATGCTCTTGCCTTTTCTCCGGTAATCTCAATCACATCTGAGCGGTTTATTTTTTCAATGACACCTGTTCTGTCCCAATCTCCACCAATAAGTGAAAAACCACAATTGTAAAATGTGTGGATTGTATCCCCTGATGGGAGCAAGCTGATTGCCTCTTCTGCTGTTATGAATCTTCTTTTCATAGTTTCCCCCTATTCTAACCTCTCTTTGTTCTGCCAACAGGTACGAACTCTCTTTTTGCTCAATAAATAATTTAATTTCCATCTATCTCACCATCCCTATTTTGTATGCTATCCAAACTATCCATAATGTGAATCCGATCCAGGATATTAAATATGCTTCGCTAAGAATCTTTTGCCAGATTTTAACTTCTTTCCCCCGTTTTTCATTTGAATAAATAATAATAAACAACAATATTCCACTTAATACGAGAAACAAATATAGTGCTATCCCCCACATTTTTTATCTCCCTAATTCAACAACCGCATCCTCATACTCGAACCTAGTGCATGTTTCCCATTTACGTTTTTTAGAACCATCATCATATTTGTATTCCCACAATAATTGATATTCTTCCGGATAATAATGGCTTTCTGCAACTACTTCCCCATCCACTTGTTTTCCACAGCTAGGGCAACTCGTGCGAACAGTATCAGAATGTACCTCTGTATGCTCCGGAATATGCCTGTAATCCACAATGATTTTAGAGTCAACTTCCCTACACCCTGTCAGACAAAAGAGTATGCTCATAAGCAAAATTATTCTTTTTTTCATCTTTACACTCCTGACCTAATAAAACATTCTCTTTCACACTGAGGGCATACAACATATACATCATATTCAATTGGCCCAGCTTGTTTTCTAACAACGTCTTCTTTTTCATAACTAAACTCACAACCACATGTTTTGCACTTCATTACCTTAATAAATCCTCTTTTCAATATTTTTTTCATGTATCCCTCCTATCAAGCCATATGTATGCTTGGATCAATAAACAAAGCAAAAGTATCTGTAAGAGTTTCACATCTCTTCATCCTCTCTTGGAAGTAATGTGTGTTGCTCCATCTCTTTCATCCTGTGTTCAAGTGCCTGACATTCCTTTGTGAGTGCCTTTATCTGCTCATCCTTGGTCTTAAGGTTCTTTGTATATTCTTTCTTAAGGTCTACAAGCTGGTTATTGAGTGAAGTGTTTCTCTTTTCCATCTCCGCAAGGTTAAGTGCAAGGGTTATACTCTCTGAGGCAACTTCTCTTTTGACATCTTTCTCAATATCTTTCTTAGCTCTTTCCTGCCAATCTTCACTGACGTAGTACCGTGGCTTTTCCTTTTTTCTCACATTCTGCACATTGTCATAACCTAACTCAGTTAAGCTCAAAATAGTCATTGCAGTTTCTTCAAAGGGTACTCCTGAAATTTCACTTAACCGGTTTATAACTCCATCGATGAGCCACATAATAGAAACAGTGTCCCCTCCAATCATTATTTCCGGATGCTTCCCATTCATCATTTCGCAATGGATTATTCCGCAGTCTTGTCCGCAGAACTGTCTGGCATATTCCCTAAGTGTATCTTTATCCATTTTCTCTCGTCCTTTCTAACGCAATGAGTGCAACAGTCATATCCGCTAAGTGTTCTTTCTTCTACTAAGTCCCTGATGCATTCAAACTTATCAACACATTTCCACTTGCCATTTTTATGCTTATGATGTTCGTTAGGATAATGTTGCCAACATGCGCAATCCCACGCTACACTCATAAGTAAACCCCTTTCTCTGGGACGTAGGCATCACAGGAACACTCATAGTCAACGATATCGTCACAACACTCACTATCTGCATTGTTACAGTAGTTCTTCTTTCTGTACTTACAAGTGCCGCACTTAAATGCGTGTTTTGAATACCATTTTTCTCTTGCTATATCATCTGGTGTATCCATTACTCATCCTTCCCCTCTAGCAACATACATGTAAGCCAAAGTTCTTTCCATACATCGTTAACATCTATCTCAGCTATCTCCTTAAATGGCCTATTACCAACAAACCTAAGTGTTACATTCCCATCGGAATCCTTGATAAAGTATGCAATGGTGATACAAACCGACTGTCCTTCCCACTTAACAAGTTCTACATGTGAACTTCCGTCAAACCTTGTTACTGTCCTTACTTCCAAATCACCTTTTTTCCAATTCAGATTATCCATATCAAACTCCTATCTTTATAAGTATTAGTCCCATAACCAAGAGCCAAAAACAAAACCATGAGTATACTCTTATTCTTTCCTCAGTCACGTTCGCATACCTCCTGCATTGAATATTCACTGTCTTCAGCTATCTCTGAATCAATATCAAGATCATGTTTTTCACGAAGATAATTCTTAATGCACATTTCATCCTTATCATCACAGAATGTCATGCCCTTATATGTCAGATACCATCCGTGTAATTCCCTCCCACACCACTTACAATATTCCATGCCTTAGTCCTCACTTATTTTGTCAATGTTGTGATAGATAATATTGCTTTCATCTGCCAATATGTCTTTATCCTGCCAAGACATTTCTACTCTGCCCCTTATGCTTATAAGCTGCTCTACTAAATAATTAAGTTCCGCTTTCGTCATAAATGTATTTCATCCCCTGAACTCGATAACGTGTAGTTCTTTTATCTGCAATTTGAGTTATATATCCCAGCCTTACTAATTTTTGAAAATGAGCATATACAGAGTTAGTGCTATATAATTCAACAGCTTCTCCTATTTCCCTTATCGTGGGAGTAGTACCATTAACGAGCATATAGTTTTTAATAAAATCAAGTATTTCTTTATCTCTTTTTGTAAGCTCTCTCATTTTCTCCCCTCTTTTCCCCAGGATGTGTGGTTTTACACTTTTCAACATTTGCCAGCAAAAGGTTTCCCCTTTCTATTTTTAAATGTTAATAGTTGTCACATCCTGGGTTTTATATCAAGCTGCGCAGCTTTGATAACTACTCAATGTGTGCCTTTGGATTTGCTACAAGGTCATACCTTTCTTTAAGAGTCCTTTCATTCCATGGTTTAATATCCTGAATACCTAACTGACTAAAAACTGCACATAATACACTTACTACAATTGAATTTCCAGCCTGTTTGTAACACTGCGTTTGAGAATTAGTTGATAACATTATGTCTGCTTTTTCTTCCGGAACATCCATTAAACGGTAACATTCCTTGGCTGTAAGTTTTCTAATGCGATATTCCGTTGAATCCCAATCTGGAAGTTTTCTTTCTTCGTTACTAACTTTTTCCACTTTACATACCCCCGTATTTTCTGCTGTGAGTGTAGGACTTACAGTACCCCCCCCTTGCACTCTTCCGCGTCTGTACTGGCTTGTAGGATATAAGAAGTCTGCAACTCCTCCTACTTCCATAATTTCATAGCCACGTTTAGTTGCTTGTTTGATTCCCACGTATTCTTTCATGAATCATGGACTCCCTCTCAATTACTAAATTATCTTTTGAAACACTTGTGATGGTATGACAATACTCATCTGTACTTACTTCCAAATGTTGTTCTCTGCCCCCCCCAATTAAATCTCGTCCGCGAAGAGCTGCTATTCGATATTCTTTCATATTCTTGTAATTACCTTTGGTGTATGACCTCCACCGCAGCTTGTCGGAATTGTTGGACACAAAGCATTGTTATCATATACTCTGTTTGCACTTTCAAAAGTATGATCTGCTTTGTTATCCATACATCCAATCACGCGGCACTCATGCTGCTCTGCTCTGCTCTGCTCTGCTCTGCTCTGCTCTGCTCTGCTCTGCTCTTAGCAATTATGTTTCTACCTCTTTCCATGTCAACTATTTTTATTGGATCTTTAAAATCTCTGGCAGACAATGTAGGTGTTATTCCTTGAATTGAATAAACTCGATTTCCATGTTCGTATCCGTTTATATCAATGATTCCTAACATTATTTCTTTTTCCATATTTCAAGTACCATGTTATCTTTGTGTCCACTTGCACCCTTGTAATATCGTGCAGTTATTGTGCTTGCCGTTGGTGTATATAAGTCACATACAGATGCATCATGTATGCTTGCTAATCTACCTTCCGGCATCTTATTAAGTTTGCAAGGGATGGTTCTGACCTTGTGATAATCCGAATAGGATCTTTGAAATCTCTCGCAAGAATCGTTGGAGCTGTACCCCCCCCGCATTTACTATACGCCGTGCATTTGATGTCACAAATCCGCTCGCATCAATTACTCCTATTACATCTACCTCTTTATTTTTGCTCTCCATGTCTTATGATTACCTTTTCAGGGTCTTTATATTGAGTTGCGGTCAATGCTGGACTGCAACCATAAGCGTGATATACTACTCCTTTTTGACCGCCAACTCCTAAATCACACAAAACAACTATTTTTGATGTGCGTTCACCGTACTGTCTGTCTGTCTGTCTGTCTGTCTGTCTGTCTGTCTGTCTGTCTGTCTGTCTGTCTGTCAATGCTGCTTTCAGATTCTGTTCCATGTCAATCCTTTTATCCACTATTTTTAGTGGTTTTTTTGTTCCTTGAATAGCTGTAATCGTAGGACATTGGCCACTATTGCAAAAGACTTGATTGCTTTGATGTTCGCCAGTTCCGTTATCGAGGAATCCTGCCTTTTTCACAGACACATGTGCCTTCTGATTTTTTATTACTGATTCCTCTGTCTGTTCTTGACATAACGCAGTTAGCAATCGTTTTTTTTTTTGGCTCATTGACGGACATATCGACACAG